TAAATTAAATAACTTAGCTGTTTAGCACTTTTAAAGAGTATACGATGCAGGTATATATCTTTTTAAGTGCTTTTTTATTTATAGAATTAAGGTGGTGAAAAAATGGTAAAAGATGTTTTAAACAATGTTGATGTTTTTGAAAACAGTATTGAAGAGTATCTGAATGAGTTTTGTAATAATAATAATATAGAGGATATGAAAGCAGAACCTCAATCGGTTTGGAACGCTGCACTGATGTTTATACAGAAAAATGTTTTCAAGAATAGAGATTTTTTAAAAACATCCAAGCCACACCCAAATTACATAAATAACGAATATACAAACCAATATAGTAATTTAAATAAAAGCACTTGTAATGCTTATGATTTAGACAAGATAGAAAGTGTATGTGATATATATATATATCTTTGTTTGTTAAATGATAAAGTACCATGTAAATTTGGATTCTGTATGTTTACAGGAATAAGTACAGATACTATAAAAAGCTGGGAGACAAATATAGAAAGTTCATTAAGTAAATCGAGGATAGCAGTGTTACAAAAGATATATACGAGCGAAGAAGAGGCGTTGACTTCCAAAGCGTTTTCGCTCAGGAATCCGACCGGAGCGCTTGCAGCATTGAATCATAAAAAAGGCTGGAGAGAGGACGGTAAACTTCATGTGCAGCAAGTCGAACAAAAGACAGCCGACCAGCTTCCAAGACTTGACGCAATGCCCCAAGATGTAGCGGTTATTGAGGATAAAAACCACTAGATGTTGTGCAAATTTTGATAAACTTTAAGATAAACAATAGTTTATCAAAGAGTTGAGAAAAGCCGGATGCCGTCACCAACGGCAGGAGGGGTACCCCTCTGGTGAGCTTGAAAAAATCGCCCCACTAAGTCCCTCAAATATCCTCAAAAACAAAAACCGGCTTTTCAGGAAAAGGAGTAGTCTATGAGAAAATACACTGTAAAAGAATTGTTTTCGTTGAGACATAATGGAATTGCAACAAAGTTTATCCTTGGAAAATTCTTACTGGTACAAAATCATATAGTTGATTGGCATTTCCCAAAAGATGGCAGTAGTCCTGAAAAAGCGTATATTATTCTTAAAGGCGAACATTTAGCAAGATTAGTATGAGGTGCATATGATAGCAGAGATTTTGAAAAGATTATTTTGTAAACATGAATGGGAGTTAAAACATTGTATTGCGATACAAGGAGAAAACGATAAAATTCCAGTCGGATATAAAGATGTTTATGTCTGTGAAAAGTGTTTGCGAAAGCATTTTATAAAATATTAAAGCAAAAGGAGAACAAAAATGACTGGCAATGAGTATCAAAAGTTTGCAAACAGAACTTGCAGTATTACAGAAAACAAAACGGATATGCTGCATCATGCAGTATTCGGTTTAACATCTGAGGCAGGAGAAGTAGCCGGGATGTTACAAAAGAAATATCAGGGGCACGAATTTGATATAGACCATTTCAAGAAAGAATTAGGAGATTGTACATGGATGATTGCGGAAGCGTGTACTGCGGTCGGAATAACTCTTGACGATGTATTTAACACGAATATCAAGAAATTAAAGAAACGCTATCCTGATGGTTTTACAACAGAAAATTCACTGCATAGGGCAGAAAATGATATATAAGAGTGAGGTGAAGAGATATGGCAATTAGAGCACCAACAATTTAAAGTGAAACATTTTTTGAAACTTGTTTAACATTTGTATTTTAATTCATATCTTTAGTACTTCATAAAAATATTACATATCACATCCGCAAGGCAATAACAGTCTTGCGGAATAATGGGGTATCGTCAAGAGGTTAAGGCATAGCACTTTGACTGCTACATCATGGGTTCAAATCCCATTACCCCAGTTTGGCAAGATATGCCATCTTTGTTTTTCTTCTTGCAAAATCACGGAGAAAAACTTCTTTCCCACACTAGCGGAATGCTGTTAAGAGCCCTCGCACGGCTCGGTGTGGTTGTTTGGGTGTCTATCCCACGATGCCCGAACTTACATACTTTTTCCGTACTGGACTAATGTAGTTCTATTACAACTTTCACACCCACCCATAACACACAGGTGCTTGCATACCATCTTAAAAGCCTATACAGAGGTGTATGCAACTTTGGCATATAGCTCAGTGGTAGAGCAACAGATTGTTAATCTGTGGGTCGTAGGTTCGATACCTACTATGCCAGTTAAACAGAGTAAGCATGGTGTAGAATGGTGGTTCGAGTCCACCTGTGAGCATAACTCTAGCGAAAAAGGTACTCACCGCTTCTTTCCTAATGTTCTTAGCGATATAAAGAAAATTCGGGGCGAACGGCAACGATTGGTGGTGTTGCGGCAGACTGTAAATCTGTTCCCATGTGGTAAACAATAGAGGTTCGATTCCTCTTTCGCCCATTTGCAGATATGGTGTAATGGTATCACAGTAGCTTGCTAAGCTATCCAGCAGAAATGCTGTCAAGGTTCGAATCCTTGTGTCTGCGTTATGTCAACACTTGTGTAGAAACCAATGTCGGCAATGGAAGAACAGAAACAAGCTGTTGACATTATACTTTTACTCTCGACAAACATCAATAAGGATGGTTCGGGAACGGTATAACAAAGTCCGTATGAATTATACAAATATAGCAACAAAAATAATTCAATCCGTAAGTAGATGCTATGAACTTACGGTTTCGGATAGTAGCTTAATGGCAGAGCTTCCTCGGAGCCGAAAGTGTAAGAATAAGGATGGTGCACACGAATTATTCTGAGAAAAAGCAGAGTGGCAGAGGTTCGATTCCTCTCTATCCGGTTTATCCTTGAAGCTATCAAGGATGACTGATAAACAGTCTTTTTAAAGCTCCTCCTGACAATATGAAGAAGAGTAGACAGATGGCGTTTTATCCGGTTCGACCTCGGACTATTCTTTACTAAATTAACTTTAAAATATTAGAAAAGGAGTAAATAATGGATAATTTACAGCAACACAAACAGCTTTTACAACAAATACATGATACATATATCAAGAAAAATCACGATTACGGCGATAGCTTTAGTCGTTCATTTAAAAAATATGGACTTGTAGCGGCTATGGTTCGCATGGAAGATAAATGGAACAGACTTGATAATATGGCAACAGGAGCAGAACAGAAAGTTGCTGACGAAACTATAAGAGATACGCTGTTAGACCTTGCTGGATATTGCGTTATGACAACGATGGAGTTGGACAGAGAGAAAGATAACGCAAATCAAAAGGCATTTGAAGAACAGGTTCGGGATGAATATGCCGAAGTTTTTGGAGAAGATGACGAGAACGAAAATGAAGAAACAGATACCTCTAATAAAACATCAGCGAAAAAGAGTTCTATTGATGTAGGCAAGGTAATGGCTTTGCATAATGCCAAATGGTCGCAAGCAAAGATTGCTGATGAAATGGGATGCTCGCAAAGCATGGTATGCAAGATTATTAAAAAATATAAACAGTAAGGTAAATGATGGGTTTTGAAGAATTAACAAGAAAAATAACTGACGCAAAAGATAAAGAAATGGCTATGGAATTTACAAACACTATTGGTAAATTATTAAAAGAAAACGGAGTGACAGTACATTGTTTAGAATGTGAACAAAATAGTATAGTTGGAAACTTGCTTGAGGGAAGATATGGAGTTGTTTTTGATAAGCTAGATTTTACGGAGCATGACAAAAAGTTTATAGATGAAATCGAGTGCTGGAAGAAAAAATGCAGTGATTTAAGTAACTACAACAAACAATTAAAGTATGACTTGGAAAAATGTGAAAATAAGAAAAACGAAAACAAAGAGTTGCCGTTTGACCCACTAGAAGTTGTCGATATGCTCATCAATGAAACATATGAATGCAGCATTCCATTTACAGGGAGAAAAACCGAAAGTAGAAAGTATGAAATTGACGAGTTGGAACAGATTGCGGAGCATTTGCTTGTTTACTGTAAGCACAACAATATTGATGAGTAATAATGTTTAAAAGACTATGTAATCTATACATACGCAAGAAAACAAAGAATTTAACAAGAATACCATTGTTTACAATGACATTTAATTATCGTAAATATAAAGCAGATGGTAAGAAAGACAGTTGTATGTTTTATGCACACCCTGATATTGCAAAAGATAAATTTGTGAAAGAAAAATTGTGTGAAGTAGTTGATTATATCAGAGATAACTATGATTTGGATATTTTTACGAAGATTTGAGGTGTAATATGTGTGAATTTTGTGATGATAAACCCAAGGAAATAATTTCATCTATAAAACAGAAGCCTGATGTAATTGAAATGGTTACCGCTGGAATAGAAGGTGGTAATACTTTAACAATTCTAGGAATTTTACAAAGTTCATATTTTGTAGGTGTCATTCCTTTAGAAGCGGAAGCAAAAATATCTTATTGCCCTATGTGTGGCGAAAAACTGATGGAGGACTAAGTATGTGTGAATTTTGCGAAAATATAGGAATTGGCATACCAAAATGGGACTTCTGCAACGAAAAATCTCCGAATTATTCTGGAATTGCTATTGAGATACGCAACATTACTAATAGCCCGAGCTTAGTATTTACAAATTCTGCTGATGAATACGGAAGTGGGTATATAAAAATCAATTATTGCCCTATCTGCGGTAGAAAGCTGGTGAAAGAATGATTAAAGAAGCATTGCTTGAGTGCTCAAGTAAGGGAATTATCACGCTATCATTTGATGGCGAAAAGTTAGAACTTATCGACAGCTACATTGAGGATAACCCACCGAAAGACAACAATGAAGCTGTATGGTATTTAGGCGAAAGCCTTAAGAAGCTTGTGCAGAAATTACATCCGATTTGCAATGACGCAATGCCAACAATCTAACAATATATTTCCCGGCTAACAAATAGAGTTAGCCGCTACCCTAAAACAGTTATAGGCAGAGGTCTATAAGCACCTTTGCTAGAAAGCGAGGTGCTTCTTTTTTGGCATCTAAATATCTTAAAGAAACAGTTCAAAGTTATGAAAATTACATAGAGAAAAATGGAATAGATGAAAGTGTTATTGATGCATACATAGAAGCGGCAGAAGTGGCAATAAATACAGAAAAGGATATTCAGTATGGATTGCAACTTACAAAGTGTTCTAAGGACTTTGTAGAGCGTTTTTGCATGAAAAAAACAGGCGGCACAATATGGAAATTGGAAAAGTATGCGTTTGAGAATAAAGTTGAGTACGATTTAATTGATAAATATTATAAACCAACATTGTATGAAGCTCAAAACAAAATTGTAGACAGTTATTTTCAGTACATAGAGAGAAAAAGAGAGCCTAAAGACAGATTTTATATGCCACGAAGAAAGCAATTAGTAAAAATTGGGCTTATTGATGCATTGCAAGGCATGATTGATGATAAATACGATATTTTGTGTGTCAGCTTAGTGCCGGGTGCTGGGAAAAGTACGGTTGAAAAGTTTTTTCATTCGGGCATAGCTGGTTGGTTTCCGAAAGATTATAGTTTGTTTTATTCGCATAGCGGTGATATTACACGAATGTATTATGATGGCGTTTACGACATTGTGACAAATGACGAGGAATATGCATGGCATGAAATATTTCCAAAACTTTCAGTAACAAGCACAAATGCAAAGATGGAGCAGTTTAACATAGGAAAATATAAACCGTTTCCAAGCGTACAATGCACATCTGTAGGAAGTAAAAATGCTGGTAAAGTTCGTGCGAGTAAATTTTTACTTGTAGATGATATGATAGGCGGTATCGAGGAAGCCTTAAATCCAGTTATTCTTGATAAACTATGGAATAAGTATGCAGTAGACGCAAGACAGCGTAAAACACAAGACACGGACGGAAAGCCGTGCAAGGAGATACACATTGCTACTCGTTGGAGCGTACATGATGTTATTGGAAGAATACAAAATATGTATGAGGAAAATCCGAGGGTTAAAGTGATTGCAGTACCGGATGTTGACCCGGTTACAGGAGAAAGCAATTTTAATTACGAATATGGGGGCTTTACAAAAGAGTTCTTTGCAGACCAACAACTTTTAATGGATGAAATCTCTTATAGATGTTTGTATAAGCAAGAACCCATTGAGCGTGAGGGATTATTGTTTCCTGATGACAAAATACGCAGATACCTTAATTTACCACACGGAGAACCGGAGATTATTACAGGGCAATGTGATACAAAAGGAAAAGGAACGGATTATTTTGTATTGCCGGTGCTTCAAAAATATGGTGATGATTATTATTGTGTTGATTGCGTGTGTGACAATACGGCAGATTATGAAGCACAATACAGAAACGCAGCGGCTGTACTTGTAAATAATAAAGTACAGGAATGCGAATTTGAGCGTAATGCTGGTGGAGACAGAGTTGCAATGGAAGTTAATAAGAGAGTTGAGAGCGTAGGCTGGATATGTAACATCACTGACACCCCAACGGAAACAAATAAAGAAGCAAGGATATTCCAATGTTCTAACTGGATATTACAGCACATTATTTTTAAAGACCCCTCACTTTATAAACCTAACGAGCCATATGGAGTAATGATGTCATTATTAAAGCGATATTCGGTGTCGGGTAAAAAACAATTAGATGATGTACCGGATGTTTTTTCAAACTTTGCATTAAGAATAACTCAAGGAAATAGAATTTCAAAAGTTGAAGCGGCTGTGAACCCTTTTAGTAGCGGTAGGAGGTATTGATATATGACAACAAAAGACTATCTTAATCAAATCAATAGATTAAATATGCTGATAAATAATAAATTACTGGAAATTTCACAATTTAAAGAGCTATCTTGTAGCATTTCAGCAGTTAAAAACGATGAAAAAGTAATGACGACGCCTAATCAAGACCCAATCGGGACAAGCATAGCAAAATTGGACTATATGGAACGAAAACTTGATAATATGATAGATGATTATGTTGACAAGAAGAACTATATTATATCTCAAATTCAAAATATAGAAAATGATGATTACTATGAGATTTTATTTGCAAGATACATTGAAAAACTGACTTTTGAAAAAATAGCAAATAAGACAGGATGGTGCTGGCGACAAGTTCACAGAATACATTCAAAAGCATTAAAAGAATTTGAAGAAAAATATGGAGATGAATATTTATAAAGTTGTCATAGAATGTCACATAGCGAATGTGATATTATTATAATTGTAAAAATAATCATATAAATACTTCTTTTCAGTGCGTATCACTTTTTAACAGGTGGTACGCATTTTTTACGGAGAAAAACAGAATGAAAAGTAAAATGATATATTGTCCTAAATGCAGGCGAAAAGTCGCTACATATGATGGGCGAGCAACAATAAATAAAATTGCAAAATGCAAAAAATGTAATTTACAAGTTATTTATGATGTTGCAAGGGATGAAACAACAGTTAAGCCGTTACCAAAAAGAGAAACATCTAGCGGTGCTGTTTTATATTAGGAGGGAATATGCGAAATACAAGACCTCTGAGAGATATTATAAAAGGAAATTATGGCAGAAAAGTATTATATACTACTGTGGAGACAATAACACAGGACAACATATTAAAGGTTGTCGGTGATGTTATCGGAAATTTCTATTATAACAAAACAATAATAGATTATTTGTGGCGATATTATAAAGGCGACCAACCGGTATTATACAGAACAAAAGTTGCAAATGATGATATTATAAACAAAATTGTAGAAAATCATGCATATGAGATAGTGCAATTCAAAGTCGGGCAAACCTTTGGTGAGCCGGTACAATTTGTAAGCAGAAAAGATGATGATGCCGTAAATAATGCCGTTGATGAACTTAACGACTATATGTCAGACGCAAACAAACAAGAAAAAGACATTAAGTCGGGTGAATGGCAGTCGGCAACAGGAACATCATTTAAAGCGTTACAGTTTTCAGATGGCGACATACCATTCAGAATTGTGTGCCCTACACCTATGAATACTTTTGTTATTTACAATTTAAGTACAGAAGAACCAATGGTTGCGGTACAAGAGTTAAAGGACTTTGAGGGCAATTATTACAAGTTGTGCTACACAGATACAAGTTCATGTATCATCAGAGATGGTGTTGTATCTGAATGGAAACTACATGGTTTTGGAAGCATTCCTATCGTTGAGTTTCCGAACAATCACGAAAGATTGTCTGATATTGAAATTGTTATTGATATATTAGATGCAATTAACAATATGCAGTCTAACAGAATGGACAGTGTACAACAGTTCGTTGAGTACTGGGTTAAGTTTTTAAATTGCGATATTGACGAAAAAACATTTGCAAAAATGAAAGAAAGCCATGCACTTGTGGTCAAGTCAACAAATAACGATAATAAATCAGATGTTGACATTATGACACAAGAACTTAATCAAACACAATGTCAAGTTGCTAAAGATGATTTATGGGATAATACATTATCTATTTTGGCTATACCAAACAAAAATAACAATAACAGCGGTGGCGATACACAGGGAGCAGTACAACTAAGGAACGGTTGGGACTTTTCTAAAACTAGAGCAAAGTTAAAAGACCCGATTGTTAAGTCGTCAGAAAAACGGCTTGCTAAAGTAGCCTTAAATATTATTCGCATCAAAGACCATGATTTAGGTATAACCTTAAGAGATTTTGATGTACAGATAAATCACAGTCCGCAAGATAATATGTACACTAAGGCTCAGACATTGTTACAGCTTTTACAGTGCGGCATACATCCGCTTATAGCCATTAAAACTGTAGGACTGTGGGGAGATGCAGAAAAGACATTCTTGCTATCACAGCCGTACATAGATAATTTATGGAAAACTATTGATGATGTAGAAGCACAGGAACAAAAAGCACAAGAAATAATGCAACAAATGAACAGTAACAATGAAATAAATAATGATAATAACAAAAATGAAGCAGTTATCGAGTAATCGGTAGCTGTTTTTATTTTATAAAAATTCGCAATGCCGTGAGCGTATAAATCGGCAATGTCACCCGGTGTCGTTGCACCGTATAAAAATTCGTAGGACATAACGGAGGTAATTTATGAAGAGAGAAGAACTGACAGCTATGGGTTTGACTGATGAACAGATTGAAAAAATCATTGCTGAGAATAGTAAGGATGTTCAGGCAGCAAACGCAAAAGCAAACAAAAACAGTGAAGAGCTGACAAGACTGCGTGAGTTAGCAAAAGAATACACAGCCATGAAAGATAAGGATTTATCCGATTCGGAAAGACTGCAAAAAGACCTTGATTCTGCAAATGCAAAAATCGCAGAACTTGAAAAGACACAAGCTATTGCGAATCAGAGAAGCAATGCGGCATCCAAGTTTAACATTTCTGCTGAACAGGCATCACAGGTTATCAAAGATGACGGCAGTTTTGACTACGAAGTACTCGGAAAAATTATCTCTGAAAAAGAAACCGCTGCGGCACAGGCTAAGGAACAGGAAATTGCAAACAATACGACAAATCCGGGCGGTAGCAGTGCAGGCAGTGATAAAGGAACTGAAAAACCGGCAGATGTTGAAAATGCCGAAAAGATAACTTTCGGAGAAGCATCAGCCAACAATGAAGCAAAAAATGAATATGTTTTATAGGAGGTAAACAATGGGAAAACCTATTGAAAGAGATTTCACACAAAGTAAAGGGATTTTGAAATTTTTCCCTTATGAGGGTGCGGCGTGCATAGTACCGCAGACGATGGTAGCTGATGCGGACACAAATGGCCGCAAGATTGTTAAAGCGGGAACACCATTCCCTAGCAATGACAAGGATTGCGTAGGTTATCTGCTTAAAGATGTAGATGTAACGCAGGGTGACGCACCAGGAACTTATGTATATCAGGGAACTATCGACTGGGAAAAAGTGAAAGGACTTTCAATCGCAGAAGCGGCTAGAAAGGCAACACCTAGAGTAACTTTTTACGGTGCAACAGCATTAGTAGGCGAATAATAGGAGGTAAATAGAACTATGGCAGCATTACCATTAGCAGAAGCATTTACAGCGAGAAGTCTTGGTGTAATGTGGAATAATTATGAAAAAACTTTAGGTTCTGCCCCTTATCTTGGCAGACAGAAGTTTGGAACAAGAAAACAGGATTCACTTGACCTTAGATTTATTAAGGGTAAAAGTGGACTTCCAGTATCGTTAAAGGCATCTAACTTTGACGCACAGGCAGAGTTAAGAGATGTAGGTGGTTTCTCTGATATTCAGAACGAAATGCCGTTTTATCGTGAATCGTACATGGTTACAGAAAAAGAAGAACAGGAGTACGCAAACTATCAAAATGCCGAAAACTCCAATCTTGCAAATCAGGTACTTAGAGAAATTAGCAAGAAGCCTATGAACCTCATTGAGGGAGCGTTAGTAGTCCCTGAGCGTCAGATTTGGAACTTATTAGCACCGACAGATGGCGTTCCAAAAATTCCGGTTACGATTGGCGGGAAGAGCTACAATGTTGAATATACATCAGACAGCGGAGTGGAACATAAAAAAGACCACTTTATCGAAATAAAAACGGCAACGGACAAATGGGATGCCCCAACAACAGCAACACCGTTGGACGACCTTATACAGGCAAGAAGAACATTTGCAAAGAAAACAGGTTATTCATTAACAAGATTTACTATGAATACAGAAACTTTTGAGAAACTTCTTGAAGCTGAGGATACAAAGAAGCAGGTACTTGGAATTGCGGCATATCAAGGTGGTATTAGAGTACAGCAGGGGCAGGTTGTTGACTATCTTAAAGGATATGGCATTGAGATTGAAGTTTACGACAAACTTTACATCGACCCAGCAGACGGTCAGACAAAATATTTTGTACCAACTGGTGTTATTTGTGCTCAATCGGGCGGTGTGTACCTCGGAGACTATGTGTTTGGCAGAACTCCTGAGGAAAGAAGTGGAAGTCTTACAGACGGAAATCTTTCTATTGTGGAAACTGGTATCGCTGTTTACACATATGCTACAAATCATCCTATCAATACTCATTGTGTAGTATCTATGATTGGACTGCCTACTTTTGAGGGAATGGACAGTGTTGTAGTAATGAAAGTAATGTAGGAGGTGCTATATGAAAGCAACACACACTGTTAAATACAACGGAAAATGGTATAAGGCAGGCGAAGAAATAGGGGCAGTTGAAAAGACTGCTTCTATTCCAGTTGAAACGCCTAAATATACCAAAACAGATATAATTGAAACGCCTAAATATACCAAAACAGATATAAACAGAATGAGTACAGCAGATTTACAGGCACTTGCATCTGAAAACGGAATTGTAGATGCTGACAGTTTTAGCGGTGCTGATTTGAAAAGTATGTTAATCGAGAAATTCAATTTGTAGGAGGAATCTGTATGGAATTGAACAAAGCAGAATATACGATTTTAGCACAAGTAAAAATCAGACTTAAACAATTTCATATGGAAACTGTCACAAATGAAGATGATACAACAAAAGATGTGGTTGTGTTTGATAACAAAGAGGATAATCCTGTAATCGAACAGCTTATTAAGCAGGCGACAGAAGATGTCAAGAACAGAAGAAATTACCCCGACAGCTACACGGAAGAAATGATAACAGAGGACTTAAAACAGTTTGAGGGAGTTATCGTAAATCTTGTTGTGTACGACCATTCACAGGCTGGGGAAGAATTTATGGCGAGTTTTGGTGAAAATGGTGTAAGTCGAACATGGAAAGACAGAGACAGCTTATTTGTTGGGGTATTTCCTTTTGTGAAAATGCTATAAACATTAAAAAGAAGAATGTGCGTTACCATATTCGTGAGGTTACGAAAATGGTAGCAGGCGGCACACAGTAAGGGTGGTGGGCAGTGTGCCAAATTATAGAAAGGCGGTATAGGATGCAAATAGAAGTTGCAATTCTTATAAGTGTCATATCCGTTACTTTTTCCGTCTATTTTGGATTAAAAAACAACAAACGGACAGATACAAAAGAAATCGAAGAACGGGTTAAAGAAAACACCCGTATCAATATGAAGTTAGATAGTATCTTGGAACTAATTAACGAATTAAAAAGCGAGCGTTCAGAAATGCGAAAAGAATTAGCAGACCATGAAAGTAGAATTACAAAGGTTGAACAAAGTACAAGTTCAGCACACCATAGACTGGATGGTTTGGAAGTTCGTATAAACGATGAAAAGGAGTGATTGTTTTATGAGAGATTGGAAACAGTGGACTAAGGCGGCGGCAGTTAGAGCAATTAAAACAGTTGCACAAACAGCGGTCGGAGTTATCGGTGCAAGCACTGTCGTAAGTTCGGTTGACTGGAAAGTGGTTGTTTCGTCAGCGGTTCTTGCAGGAGTTGTAAGTATTTTAACATCTGTAGCAGGACTTCCTGAGGTAGAAACAAATGCTTGATATAAACAAGCAGTCAATGAAGTATTCACAGCAAGGGGCACGCATCACAATTTACGAAAAAGACGATGAGGGCAATATCCTTTATGAGGGCTATACCGATAGCGATGGAAACTTTGTTCCTTATCTTGATGATGATGGAAATAAAATTCCTAAAATTATCGAGGAAAAAGTCGGTTTTTCAAAACCTGCCGATTTTAGAGCGAACATAGCGTTCAGCGGCGGCGAAGCTAAAACAGAAGAGTTCGGCTTTGATGCCGCCGACTATGACGCAATAATGTTGACAGATAAAAATGAGTTTCCTTTAAAAAAAGGTGACTTAATATGGCTTGATAGCGAAGTAACTTACATTGACGAAGATACAGAAACAGTTGACGAAATAGTTGACGAAACATCGGCAGATTTTACTATAGTTGGAGTTAAACCGGCTTTAAAGTCAACAAAATATGTACTTAAAGCAGTCGTAAAGTAGGTAATTATGTCTAAACAAACAATAACATTAGGATTGTCGGTAAAGTCTGTAGAAAAGGCTATAAGACAGCTTAAAAGCTATAAACAATGGCTAAGGAATAAAACGACAGAACTTGTAAAAGCACTTGCAGAAGTTGGCATACCTGTTATAGAAACAAATGTCGCTGACGCAATTTATACATTTGACAGCAAAGGGATTAGGAGTGGTTCAAACACTGAGCATTACACATATGTACGACTTAATAACTTTGGAAGTTATGCACAGGCAAATCTTGTTGTAGAGGGCGAAGAAATTCTATTTATAGAGTTTGGGGCAGGTGTTTATTACAACGGCGAAGCAGGAACAAGCCCACATCCAAAAGGGCAGGAATTTAACTTCCTTATCGGCTCATACGGAGCCGGTCATGGAGTGCAAAAGGTTTGGGCTTACTATGATGAAACAGGAGCATTAGTAATGACCCGTGGTGTAGAAGCAACAATGCCTGTTTTAAAAGCGTATGAAAAGATTATAACTGATTATAAATCAGTGGTAAGGAGAGTGTTTGGGTGATAGCAAGAACGGCATGGGCTTTTAATTTAGAAAGTACAATATTTAACATTGTCAAAGCAAGAGCAGAAACAGGATTAAAAAAAACATATCCAAATATCCGTTTTACTAACGAAGAAGAAGCTGACGGAAATGCAGTTTTTCCAACTGTACTGATACAGTCTATGCAACCGTTAGAAAAAGTAGCAGATTTGGAAAAAATAAATATTGACACAGTGCTTTATACAGCACAAGTTACAGTTACAACAAATAAAAGTCGAGCAGAAGCATTGAATGTGGCGAATGAGGTGGCAGGAAGATTTAAACAAATGGCGTTTACACTGAATCCAATGCCATTTGTGAGAAAAGAGAACAAGGTTTTTACAGCAACATTCAGGGCAACTCGTACTTTTGATTATAACGATGTTTTATAGAACCATTAGGTTCTTATTTTTTTACAAAAAATTAGGAGGTAAAACATGGCAACAGGTTTAAAATCGAGAATTGCGTACAAAGAACCAAATTCATCAGCAGTGGAAGGAGAGTATTGGGCTGGCACCTATAAATTACTTATGAGAGCTAAGTCGATACCATCTCCGTTCGGTTCTCAAAACATGGTAGATACATCTACACTTGAAGATTTAGTCGAAACACAGGAGATGGGCAGGCGTGCGGCAGGCTCAATGGAAGTTCCGGGGGCGTTTGAAAAGAAATACAAAGACGACATGGTAACAAATGAGGGCAAAAAACTTGACTTCATTATTCTTTACGGAACTGACGGAAAAGGTTCAGAGGGCATTTGTGGATTCATCGGGCAGGAATCATTTGCACCTGACGAAGCAACAGACGACCACTTAACAGGTACTGCAACTATTTCAGTTCAGACAGTGCCGAAATGGATTGAAGATAACTATACAGTAACAGTCACAGAAGATGAAAATGGTTATCCAACGGCGATTAAGTTGGCAAAAAAATAGGTAGTCAGTCACTAAATAAAAGTAAAGCTGTAGTGCCTGACGAAATAACAGAAACGGCTGACTATACTTATGATAAATAGCTAAAACAAAATGATTAAAAGAGGGGCAGTTTTCGGACTGCCCCCTTTCTTACAAAAAAGTAAGAGAAAGGGAAAATAATATGTTTAAAATTTTAAATATCAGTAACAAAGAATACAAACTTGAATACTCTCTCGAAGCATCACTTTATCCTGAGAGTACAGAAAGACTTTTGGAATTTATGTCATCAACAGATGCAGATAATGAGAATGACAAAATCAAAGGAATTATAAAAGGAATGTCAAATGTACCTCAGACAACATTGCATATGTTCTATGCAGGATTGTTAGAACATCATGGAAATACTGAAAATGGCGACGGTACAGTTACATCACTTAGTGATGCAAAGGCACTGTTAAAACAGTATATTGCTGAAAATAAATCAAACTTTTATTCAGTCATGGAAATGATATTGGAGCAGATGAGTGAAGATGGTTTTTTAGAGTTGATAGGTCTGAACGAGATGTTACAGACAGAGGAAGAAACACCAAAGAAAGCATCGAAAGTTCCACAAGACCACATGAAGAAAAAATAAGTTTCAAAGATAACATAGAAAAAAATATCTTGCCTAGTGCTATAAAGGCAGGATTGACATATAAACAAGCTATGCACATGACGCCGAAAGCCATAGAAATGCACATAAAGGCATATACAGAAAGAGAACAAGAGAAAATAAAGGTATCTGAATATCTTTCGTGGTTAAACGGATATTATGTCGTGGAAGCAATAGCGTGTACTTTCGGAAAAGGAAAATATCCTAAAAATCCATTACTTGAAGAAGAAAAAGAAAACAGGATAAAGAACAATCCCAATAAGGAAAGTCAAGAAGAAATAGCAGTATTTGAAATGAAACAAAGAATACGGCAGTTAAGAGAAAGCGGACTACCTGAAAGTCCTGATTAAAGACAGTGAGTAAAACTTGCTGTCTTTTTATTTTTGAGGTGAAAACAAAATGAAAATGATTAAGAAAAACGCAAAAAGCATTAGCTATGGCGGTAAGCGCAGCTTAAACAACATAAAGTATATTGTCATACATTATACGGGAAATAAAGGCGATACAGCACTGAATAATCTTGATTACTTTGCCAATGGCAATACAAGACAGGCAGGAGCACATTTCTTTGTTGATAAAAAAGGAAAAGTCGGCAAGTCAATAGCAATGAGCCGTACAGCATGGGCGGTAGGCGGTGATCACAGAAGTGGAAGAAAAGGCGAAGCAGCTTATTTTGGCAAATGTACAAACGCAAACTCGGTGTCTATCGAATTGTGTGATATGTGCTTAAAAACAAACTGGGAACAGATGTATGCGACAAGAAAACTTGTTAAATACATTCAGAGTAAATGTCCAAACGCAAAAACAGTTATAAGACACTGGGATGTAAACGGTAAAGAATGTCCTGCACCTTTTGTTGGCACAAGTAACGAAAAGTGGATTGAATTTAAACGCTTTATAACAGCAGGATATAAATTCAAAGCAAGAGTTACTAAAAATGCTACTTTGAGAAGTTCGGCAAAAATTTCAGCAACAAACAAAAAAGGAACTGTCAAAAAAGGAAGTGTAGTAAACATTGTAAAAATGCAAAATAACTTCGGTCTTACAAACGATGGTTATTGGGTGACACTTAATAAATTAAAAGAGATATAGAATGAGGTGATTTGATGGAATTAGATAGCTTGGAATTAAAAGTATCGGCAGAAGCACAGTCAGCAGAAAAAGCACTTGACAGTCTTATAAGCAAATTGCAGAGCTTTTCAAAAACTTTAGGCGGTATAAACACTACTTCCATCAGCAAAAACCTTGAAAACCTTGCTAAAGTCGGTGGCTTGAAAACTGTTACTAAAGAGGTAGAAGACTTAGGAAAAACTGTAGACAATGTCGGTAAGAAGAAAACAAAGACTGAGGTTAAAGTCGATGTTAAACAAGGCTTAGAAGCTATTGCAGAGCTACAGAAAAAATATGCAAATGCAGGTAGAGGTGCACAATTCAATGGCACGACTACACAACTTGAAAAACAATATAGTAAACTATCTACCGACCTTGACAAACTCCTTTTGAAAGAAGATGAATTTTTAAATCGAGGTAAAGCAAATATCAAAAGCACTTCTTTTGACGGGTTAGAGTATAAAATACAGGAAACTATAAATAAACTTGATATTTTAAAAGTCAAAATTGCAGAAGCACAGCAGGCTTCACAAAAAGGCTTCGTGAAAGAAGATGCAAGTAATTCAGCAATAATAATACCGCCTGAAAGTGAAATAAGAAAAGCTGTAAACACTTATCAGAAGAATATAGAAAAAATATCCGCAGACACATTGCCTAAGCATACAGGCTGGGATAGTCAAACAGAACTCCTTAAAATGCAAAAAGAAGCGAGAGAGGGAACAGCAGGAGCATTAGAGGGATATGACGAAAGAATAAAGAAAGCCACAGCCGACCTTAAAGCAGTCGAAAAAAGTGGCAAGGGCATGGGTACTGAGGAATGGGACAATGCTAGTATTGCTTTACAAAAAGTTGTAGCAGAAGCTAAGTGGTATAAAAATACCTTAAAAGAAGCGGCTGCTGACCTTGATTTGAATGTCAAATCTATTAAGGAACTTGAAGCAGAAGAAAGCAAATTAGTACAAAAATCAAATCAGCTTGCTGGGAAAAAGTTAGTCGGAAGTGCTGATTATAACGAAACCATTTATCAACTTGGACGAGTTAGAGAAGAATTAGACAAGCAAAAAATAAAAATCACAGGTGCGAGCAGTGCTTTAAAAGGTTATGACGAACGAATTTCGCAGGCTAAAATCAATCTTGCTAATATACAAGCTAGTGGCAAAGGCATGGGGACTTCTGAATGGGACACTGCTAAAATGGCTTTAATCAAGTTAGAAGATGAAGCAAGGCGGTATAAAGCGGCTTTAAATCAAAAAGCATTAGGACTTGATACCGACATAAAATCAACGGATAACCTCGAAACAAAGATAAAGAAATTAAATCTTGCTATAGAGCAAATGAGAAATAGAGGTATTGGTTTTGGTGATACAAACTTTGATAAGCTGTATCAACAACTTAATCAAGCTGAAAAAGAACTTGCAGAGTACAAAGCTAGACTGACAGAAAATGAAAACTCGACAAGAAGTTTTGGCGGTACATTAAAGAGTGCGGCAACAGGTTTTTCTAATTTTATCAGTAAGATTAAAAATGCTGGTGCGGCAACACTGAATTTTGCTAAGAATGTCCGTAACATGAAATCGCCTTTAAAACTTGCACTCGGTCAAATTAGTAAATTAGGAAATTCGGTTGCAAGGCTGTATTTCAAGTACATGATGCTGTCAAGGGTTGCTGGTGCACTTGGTAAAGTTCTCGGTATATCAAGCGACTATGTAGAGGAATACAACTATTTTCAAAAGGCAATAGATAAGATTGCACAGGAAAATAAAGGCAATTACAAAAAATACGGCTATGATGATGCTAAGAGTTATGCGGATAGCTTTGAGGATAGGCTTACAACTCTTACAGGCAAAATGACAGGATATAAGCCCGATAAAAATGGAAATCTTATAGATACTAATGCGGCAAGTCTTGGGCTTGATATTACACAGGTTACAAACTTTGAAGCGCAGATTGCACAAATGACTAATTCTGTAGGAATGTTTGGAGAAGCATCTATTGTGTCTGCAAAAGCACTTACAATGCTTGCTGGGGATATGTCATCATTAACAAATATGCCGCTCGATACTGTAATGAAGAATTTTTCAAGCGGTCTTTCGGGTGCGGCAATGGCTGTAAAAAAATATGGTATGGACATATCAGTTGCGGCATTACAGGAAACAGCACTTGGGCTAGGTGTTAAGAAAAATGTTTCTGATATGACACAGGCTGAGAAAGAATACTTGCGTGTAATAACAATGTTGCAACAATCTAAAGTCGCATGGGGTGACTTAGCTAAGACTATCAATTCTCCCGCAAATCAATTTAGAATGTTAAAGTCCAATATCAAACAGTGCGGCTTGATGCTTTCAAGGCTGTTTATGCCTGTCATACAAAAAGTATTACCGTGGCTCAACGCAATGGCAATGGCTGTTAAAGACTTAATGAAACATATCGGTGACTTATTTGGCTTGAAATTTGATAGCAGTCTTGGTTCAACAGACAGTGGCACATCAGATACCTATGACGATGTATCAGACAGTGCCGACAATGCGGCAGATAGTATAAATGATGCGGCAGATGCACAGAAAAAGTTTAACAAGCAGTTACAGGGATTTGATAAGTTAAACAATCTTACGACAAACGAAACATCTAAGAAAGACAGTGACAAGGATAAAAACGGCACAGGAGATGTTAGTGGCGTATTATCTGATGCTCTTATAAATGCTGTCGAGGATTATGAAAAACGCTGGAATAAAGCGTTTAAAAGCATGACAAGTGATGCTGATAACCTCAAAGAAAAGATTGAAAAACTATTTACAACAGCTTGGGACACAGGGGACGGAACAGAAATCGGTGAAGCACTTGCGACAACCTTAAATAAGGGCATTGACTGGGTGAATGAAAATACAAGCAAATGGGCTAAAGGCTTGAAAAAGATTACCTCAATTATGGGTACTTCTTTAAATGGTTTTGTTGAAAAATTCAAGTGGAAAGGTTTAGGAAAAGCTATCGGCAATTCTATTAAAGGAGTGCTTGAGGCGGAAACAAACTTTTTTGAGACTGTAAACTGGGTAAATCTCGGAAAAGGTTTGTCAAAAACACTTAACTCAGCAATTAAAACAGGTGTATTACAATCTTATTTTAAATCAATGGCATCCAAATTAAGGGCGGCTATCGAAACAGCATTTGGAGCAATAACAACTTTTGATTTCAAAGGTCTTGGAAAAGCGTTGGGGCAAGGAATAAACGATTTCTTTAAGACAATGAATAAGAAAAACAAACAGACTGGTCTTAATGGTTGGCAAGAACTTGGAAAGAGTTTAAGTGACGGAATAAAAGGGATAGCAGATAGTATTACGACTGCACTTGATACTGTTGATTGGGAAGAAGTAGGACAAGCTATAGCTGATTTTATCGGTTCTATTGATTGGAGTGGAGTTGTTTGGTCGCTAGGCAAAATGGCGAAATCTTTAGTTAAAGCAATAGGGACAACGATTACAGCACAAACAAAAGAAGACCCAGTTTCAGGAATAATTACAATAGGAATTTTAGCCTTTACTTTAAGAAAAGGCTGGAAAAAGCTACTTGCAATATTGCTTGGAAGTAAAATTGGAAAATCTAAAATAAGTGTAGGACTTTCAAGAGTTTTTGCTGTTATAAAAGCATGGTCTATATCAAAAATAAGCAAGGCGGCTAAGGCTCTTGCAACAAAGATTAAATCAGGAATCGGCAAAATAGTTGTCACATTTAAAAATGTATATGCAAGTATTAAAAATTGGATAGCAAGCGGTGCAAAAATTAGTGATTTGATAAAAGCTGTAAAAACAGCATTAGGCATACAAAAGGGACTGACATTGTCGAATATCGCTGTTAAGATTGCTACAAAGCTACCAACATTAGCAAATCCCGATATGGCGGCTGATGAACTAGCAAGAAATATTGATGAATGGTTTACAAACAAAATTTGGAAGCCACTTTGCAAAAAAGTTTCTTGGCTTGACGAAAACTCACCTATGGGTGTTTTTCAAGTACCTGTAAAATTAGCTATAAAGATAGGCACAACAATAAAAGACTTTTTCGGAGATACTTGGGATGATACGACAGCCATGACATCCGGAATTGATGTGGGAAACGATATGGCAAACGGAGTTTTAAAGGGGTTTGCTAATGCGTTGGTATATCCTGCAAATTTCCTTTACAATCTTATTGTAAAACCTGTCAAAGAAGCATTAGGAATACATTCTCCGTCAACGGTATTTAAGGAGATTGCTGGATTTTGCGTTGATGGTTTTATGAATAATTTTAATTTAAAGGACAAAATAAAAGAAAAACTTCAAAATTTAGGTAAAGCAACTATTGAACTTGGATTAAAAATAAAAGGCAGTTTTGACGATAAAGCCAAAGAAATCAAGGAATGGTGGAACGGCAAAAAAGAAAAAGTGAAAACTTTAATGGCTAAAGCAAAAGGAGAAATTAGTAAAAAATTCGATGAAGTTAAAGAAAAATGGAATGGATTTAAGGAAAAAACTAAAAGTGTTATAGCCAAAGCTAAAGGTCAGGCAGATAAAGTATTCAGCAAAATTGTTGATGGTTGGAATAACTTTACTGACGAGACAAAAACTCTTTTTGCTAAAGCAAAGGGTAAAATCGAAGATAGCTTTAGCAAAGCGAAAGAAGCATGGGCTAGTTTTACTGAGGGTACTAAACAAATTTATGTATATGCTAAAGGTAAAATTGAAGATAAATTCAAAGAAGTGCAACAAAAATGGTCTGAGGTCAAAGGCGGCACAAAGGAGTTTTTGGCTAAGGCAAAAGCAACAATTTCAGATAAGTTTGACGAGTTATCCGAAAAATGGGGAAAAATAAAGTCTAAAGATGCGATTGTCACTGCAAAAGCTACAATTAAAGATGGCGTTGACAAACTCGGTAGTATATGGAAAAGCGTTAAAACCAAAACGGCTACCTTAACAGGAAGAGCAGAAGAAAAAACCAAAGATGTTTTTAAGTCAATAAAAGATAAATGGAAAGAATTAACGAGTAAAACAGCAGTTTTAACAGCTACTTTTAAAGATATGTTCACAGCACCGTTAAAAAAGGCTTGGAATGCTATTGCTAGTGCAATTAACAAAGGCATTAAAACTATCAATAAAATACCGGGAGTTAGTATTCCCTCAGTACCTAAGTTGGCAAAAGGCGGTATTTTTGAAAATGGTTCGTGGCACAACATAGCAAAATATGCAAATGGCGGTACTCCAAACATGGGTCAGCTTTTCTATGCAAGAGAAGCTGGTCCTGAGCTTGTAAGTACATTAAAAGGTCATACTGCGGTTATGAACAACGACCAAATAGTTGCGTCGGTATCTCAAGGTGTATCAGATGCAGTTTACAATGTTATGACACCTGTTTTAACAAGTCTTGTATCAAGTATAAACCGTATGAATAGTAGCGGCACTCCTCTTTATGTTGAGGGGGTTTCTGAGGGCGATATAGTCAAGATAACGCAAAATGCCAACAGTAATTACAAAAAGCGTTACGGCAGACCTCTTTTCACTTAGAATATTGCTATATCGTGCTGAATGTGGTATGATATAGCAAATATTTAAAAGGAGTGTGAACGGATATGAGAAAAAGTTTTTTTACAAAGATTGCAGCATTTTTAGGGATAGCAACTCTTGTTATCTCCAGTACCTATACTACATCTTATGCAGTATGTAATCACAGATGGGTTTTAGATTCTAGTTTTAGTGAAAAGCCCACATGTTCTGAGGCAGGTTATAATTGGTATGACTGCTCTATTTGTGGGGATTCTAAGAAAGTGACTGTTCCAGCAACAAGAATACACAAATGGACTGAATGGAAAGCTGATGGCTATTTATGTGAGGATGGAAAGTGGGAAAGATATTGCACTGAATGTTACAAAGAAGAAACAAAAGCAAGACAAGGTGATGGCTCACATTTATGGTCTAATTGGGAAGTGTGGACAGAAGCTGACTGTTTAAACAAAGGACAGGAAAGCAGATATTGTTATAATTGCTATCAAAGAGAATACAAGGATATTCCAGTTGATGACACAAAACATGATTGGAGTAGTTGGAGTACATTGTGGGATGAAAGTGCAGAACCTACAATTTTTAAAAGCGGAAAACAGACAAGGCATTGTTATACATGTTCAAAAGTAGAAATAAAGAAAATACCTAAATTAAAGGCAACAGTTTCAATATCATGCAAGAGCAAAACTTTAAAAGTAGGTGAAAAGCTGAAATTAAAAATAAAGAAAAGAACTTATCCCGATGTATTGAAAAATTGGACTACTGACAATAAAAAAGTTGCTACAGTCAATAAAAAAGGAAAAGTTTCGGCTGTTAAAAAAGGGAAAGCTATAATAACTTTAAAAATGAAAAGTGGTTGTACAGCAACTTGTAAAGTAACAGTTAAATAAAAAGTAGGTGTTGAAAAAAATGAATAATGGTAAGAAAAAACATAAGATATTATGGATAATAGTTGGCATTGCAATAGCACTTTATGTATTGTCGGTAATCGGGGATGATAACTCAGATGATGATATGAAACAAATAGAACAAAGTTATACTTTACAAGAAATGAAGAATAAAAGTGTATCGTTTCCGTACAAAAAGGTTGCAAGAGAGCCTAAAAAATATGATGGACAATGCTTTAAGGTTAATCTTTACATTAGTGATGTAATAAACGACAGCATAAAAACAGGATGTGACAAGTATTATAAAGCATATGTGTATAACAAGAAAGAAAAGCAAGAAGATTATGATAAATTTGTTTGGCTGTATGATTATCAGACAAATGATGATAACCTTAATATATTAGAGGGTGATGTTATCGAAGCATATACTGTTTTTAACGGAATGGGAGATACTGAAAATTCTCTTACTGGTGAAAAAACAAAAGATGTTGCATTGGATTTACATTATGCTAAATTGATAAAAGAATAAATTAAATTTTACAAAACCACAAGGCGGATTTAATATCCGTCTTTTTTGATGCAAAAAAATCATTAACCTTAAAAAGTTAGAGGTAGAATTATGGCATTTTCAAAGAGTAAGGGTCTTGTTTCTATTGCTACAGGATATAGCGGTGGAAACTACGAATACACAAAAATAGACCAATTCATAGCGGCAGATAATTTGAGTATCACCGCTGACAGGGCACAGGATTTAGATAGTTATGTCAATGCAAACGGTCGTTTAAAGAGAAATGTTTTAAAGCATATGCGTGATGGCATATCTTTTTCAACAGTCTATATGGAGTATGACAAAAAAGAAAAGTTTATGACTATCATACGCAAAGCCATGAAACAAAAGGATTGTGCAGAGCCGCCCGAAAAGAAAGTTCGTGTTAGGTACTTTAATGAATGGACTAACGATTACGAAACAGGATTTTTCTATATACCGGATGTTGAATGGAAATACGGCGGTACATATAAAGGATTTCCTACCTATTTACCGACAACATATGAATTTATCGAGTATTAGCGAGGTGATAAAATGCTTAATTTGACAGATAGTCAAAAAGAGAGTTTCTATAAAAGCGGTGCGTATTTTAATGATTATAAATTTCATTTTTCCGACTTAGATTATACAATCACAAATGAAACGCTGCATCAAGAAAGCGTGACAATTAAAGAAAGCATATGTGATAGTGAGGATTTACAACTTGGCGGTTGTATTGCTTCATCATGTGAGTTTGAAGTATCAGAACTTTCAGGAAAAGAACTTGCAGGACTGGAATTTACGGCAAGATTATTAGTAAATGATGGCAAAGATGCAGTTGTACAAATGGGAAAATATCGTGTAGACAGTGCGAAGCGTGTAAATGACAAAGATTATCGGAAAATAACTGCTTATGATGCTCTATATGATGCTCAAATTGATGTTTCTGAGTGGTATAATAAAGTCTTTTATGTTGTATCACAATATGAGGAATTAGTGGCAGTTGGCGATATTGACGATTTGTGGGAACATGGTGAATATACAATAGACAATTCGGGAAGTAAGCCCCCCGAAGTAGCTTTTTTCTTAAATGGTGCAGTACCCGAAGAAGCATATGACACAACATATCTTGATACATCAACAGGTAAATTGTATGAAGCACAAGATATTAACAAAGATGATGATAGTAAGGACGAACTGTATCGTTGGATTGAGGTTTATCAATGCAAGAGAAAGACACAAACAAAGTATATTTATGCAACAACAACACTTAAGAAACTGCGTGAAAGTTTGCTAAATTATTTGAATATTCCTTTTGTTGAACAGGATATAATCAATGATGATATTACGATTTCAAGGACTATTGACACAAACGAAAACGGAGAACTGCTCGGAACAGATATGCTGAGATATATTTGTGAGGTTAATGCCGGCTTTGGCAAAATGAACAGAGAGGGAAAGTTTGAGGTCATTTCATTACTAAGCCCGGGACTATACCCGGAAGAAACATTATACCCGTCAGAAGAATTATATCCGGAAGACCATTACGAAGTCATTGCGAGTGATGAAAATTCAGCAAGCTACATATCAACAAGCTACGAAGAATATGAGACAGAGGGCATCACGGGGATTATCATTAAAGGTGATAGTGATAATGTCGGGGAGCTTGCAGGCACAAAAGATAATCCTTATGTAATCAGCGGTAATCCTCTTTTATATGGCAGTACAGCCGAAAAGTTAAAAGGGATAGGACAAAAGATTTATGAGCAAATAAAAGGATATATATATCGTCCAAATACAACAACACTTGATGGACTTCCGTACTTGGAAACAGGTGATTATTTTGTATTGATAAAAGAAAACAGTGACGACATAGGCTCATTCATTTTTTCTAGAACATTAAGTGGAGTACAAGCATTAAAAGACACTTATGAGAGCAAAGGAAACAAATTAAGAGTAAATGAAGATACTCAAACATCAGAATTGATGTATTTGCAGTCAAAAACCGCTAAAATTCAAAAGAGTGTTGACGGTGTGTCGATTGAGTTGACAAACTTAGAGGAAAATACAAGTTCAAGATTTGAACAAACAGCAAATAAGATTGAAGCTGAGGTTATAAGAGCAAGCAATGCCGAAGGAGAACTTTCGGGCAGACTGACAATTACGGCAGATGCAATTACACAGGAAGTCACCAGGGCAAAAGCCGAAGAAGCAACATTGAGCGGTAGAGTAAATGTCACAGCGGAACAAATTACAGCCGAAGTAAAAAGAGCCGAGAACGAAGAAAATAGCATAAGAACAGCACTTACATTAAAGGCTGACAGTGCAGAACTGGGATATTACCAGACAAAAGCTGATATGACAAATTATGCTACGACTACTTGGGCTGAGAATCAGATAAGTAGCAAAGTGTCGAAAGGGGATGTATGCAGCGAGATAAATCAATCATCAGAGCAGATTGTTTTGAAGTCAAACAGGCTTGTTATCGACAGTACAAATTTTAAATTAGATGCAAACGGTAACGCAGATTACAGAGGAAACATATCTGCCAGTGATGCTAAATTTTATAACATAACAGGCTTTGGAGGAATGATAAGCATTGTCTCTGGAAGCAGTTTTTCAGCGGGAACAGGCGGCTACCAAAGAGATACTTATGGATATATCAAGGTACATAGTGATGATGGTACAGCAAACTGTTATGTTGAAAGTGATAAACTTATAGGAGACACAATAGAAGCCGGAAGAATCAACGGTTCAACTGGATACTTAGAATTGCACGGTTACACAAAAGCAAAAATGTTTGTATTTAACGATGAAGCATACGGCATTGTTCTCGATATGAATAGTAATCGTGATTTGCATTTAAGACCAGCATCTAACGAAGATACAGACTGCGGTTCAGCATCTTATAAATGGCGAAATTTGTATTGTAAAAATGGCACTATACAAACATCTGACAGAAACGAAAAAATGAACATATCGGATATGTCAGAACAATATGCGAATGCAATTATTGATGATGCTTCACCAAAAACATATATGATGCTTAACAATGAAAGCGGAAGAACTCATGCAGGAATGATAGCACAGGATTTAGAAGAACAGTTATCAAAAAACGGTATGAGTTCAAAAGATTTTGCAGGGTTCATAAAATACGAAAAAGAAGATACTAACGGAGTTCCAACAAGTGAATACGGCTATGGAATACGCTACGAGGAATATATAGCACCGCTTATTAAGTATTCTCAGTGTTTAAAAAGAGATTTGAAGCAGGAAATAGAGAGAAATCAGCAGTTACAATTTCAACTTTTAAATTTACAAGGTGAATTTATGATATTAAAACAACAGATTTTAGGAGGAAAATAAAATGGTAAGATTAAACAAACAGGTATCAGTAACAGGAGCATGTGTATTAACAGTTGATGGTAAGGAAGAACAGGTGGCATACATGAACGCTTCAATTCCAGTCGGTGGTGCACCTAATATCAGTCGGGCTATTCAGAATGTAGAGTTGTTCAATGCAAACAAAGAGGAAGTATTAAAAGACTTTGCGGCATTTGACAATTATGTATATAGCCTTATGGAAACAGAGAAAACAAAAAAAGCAGAATAAGAGGTGACACACGATGGCAGTAGTAAAGGTTTACACCCGAATAAATTGGCTTAATAAGTCGGAAAGTCTGACAACACCGCTTGGTAAAATAAACTTAAATAAGATGGATAAAGCAATAGACACTATCGACAACGAAGTAGTGTCTATTTCAGCGACTGCGGAAAGTCTTGATACAACAAAAGCCGATAAAGACCAGCTTAACAATATGATAACTGATATAGCTATCAATGACAAAAACGGTGTTATCAGTATAACAAAATATAACGGTACAGTTTTGAATATTGATACCGCAATGGAAAAGATAGCCGTAAACTTTGAATATAACGCACAGACACAACAGCTTATACTTACACTTGAAAACGGCGAAAAGCAATACATTGATATGTCGGCTTTGATTACTCAGTATGAGTTTAAAGGCACTGATACGATAGCTTTTAGCATTGATAGTGATGGAAAAGTGAATGCGTCTATTAAAAGCGGCAGTATAACAAAAGCTATGCTGTCAAGTGAAGTTATGTCGGCTATAACATTATCAGAAAGCAATGCGGTTGCATCGGCACAGGCGGCGGCTCAGTCGGCTACAAATGCTGATATGGACGCTAAGTTATCTCAATCGTACAGCGTTGGTAAGAGCGGTATTCGTGATGGCGAAGATACCGACAATGCAAAATACTATTCAGAGCAGGCAGAAAAATTTGCAAAAGAAGCAGAAGATATTGTTGGCAGTAATTTTATAACTCAAGCTGAAAAAGGTGTTGCAAATGGCGTGGCTGTCTTAAATGATAAATTAGCAGTTGAAAAGGCAGTTGCAGATGAAGATGGTAATAACATTCAAGAGACATATGCTAAAAAGACAGAAATAGCAGAAGTTATAGAAGTTGACAGCAAGTTATCGACAACAAGCACAAATCCAGTACAGAACAAAATAGTAACTGCTGCAATTAACCGTGCAAGCCAACAAGCAGGTATAGCGAATGGTAAATTAGAACAGTGGCAGGCACAAGGTAGAATCCCAAATGGCATTGTAAACAACCTTGTTACGACCGAAGAGGGGTATGCACTTGATGCAAGACAGCTAAATAAAAGTGTGGTGGGCAGTTTCGCCGAGAGTGTTGATAAAAGTATCTCTGCAATAAATAACAGTTTAAATTATTCTGTAGCTAGAGTTGGATTTAATACTAATACTATCAGTTTAGGTGTAAGGTATCCTCAGATGACAGCTGCATTAGTGTCTGCGAAATGTTTTACAACTGTTAAAGATACAACTTCAGGGTTATGGTTTGTTACATTTTTGGAGACATTTAATTACCCAGTTATACATGAAATTTATAAAGGAAGTGATTTAGACATGACTCCTGATATTGTTAGCGGCGATCATTTTAATATGAATTTTTCATGTCGTTATGGTTCAGTATTTGTAGGCGTCATTTATTTAATGTAATACCGAAAACATCAATTTAAACATTTATATACTACAAACCCATAAAATGTATTATTCCCGCCTTCTTGTAATCCTGCAATAGTGCCATCTGTTCTTAATTCAACATACACATTTGGAATACTTACAGTGTTCTCTGGTCTATACTCTTTAGGTGTGAAAATTGTACCTGTAGCCCATGAACCCCCAGAACAGATATGTGTGCAAGTTGCAAAACAAAAATCACCAATTCTGAAGAAGCTCACCCAGAATTGGTGATATGGAATTTCCAAGTAGGCAGATGCACTGATTATTTTGCTTAAACTGTTATTTAACAAACAGAAAATAAGATAAACCATTCATTAAAGAGCTTCACAGCTCTTATTTTTATACAAAGAAAGGAATAAAAACATTATGAAAATCAAATTAAAAGACAACACAGAACTTACAGTAACAGATGCTTGCACATCAACATCAATAATAGCTGAATTTACATCAGCTGAGGAAATTGAAGATTTCCGTAAAAAACTTACAGACGAAAATTTATCATCTTTTGCATATGTAAATGATGAAGGAAAAATAACAGGAGAATACAAAAACTGCACTTTTGTAAATGTCACTTATGCAGAAAAAGACGGCAAGTTTACGGCTACATACAACATTCGCCAGTACAGCGACATGGAAGTAAGATTAAATGTACTGGAAAAAGAACAGGCCTTACAAGGCGATGCCATTGCAAGTATGTCAGAAACAGTATATTCATAGAAAGAGGTGATAATATGAACGGAATTGTAAAATTTTGGGCTTACAGAATAAGCTTTGATTTGTCGAGGATTGATGAAGTCCCAAACAAACTTAAAACACCAGTCAGCGAATACATAGCTCAAAGCATGGCAGATTAAGTCACAAAATGTCGAACTATAACAGCCGAATCCTCTTGTTTCCCTTATCCTCAAGCCGTACAATAAACTTGTCAGAAGTTATCTGACAACATCAAGTTTTGGCAAGGGGCGGTGTAATTGGCGTTGCACTGCCCTACATTGAGGGGATTGACATAGCAGAACAGTTGTTCTATAATGTGTCACATAGGAGGATTAAATTTGAGTAAAGAAGAACTAAAAAGAGAAATTGTGGAACTTGTAGACCAAATTGATAGTGAAAAATTTTTACATTTCTTATTAAGTACAATTAAATCATTCAAAAAAAAGTGGGGCATTTAATGCCCCTCTTTCTCATACCAATAAGCAACAGTATCAAAAATTGTTTGCTGATGTTCTTTACTAAGGTCGTATAATTTCTTAATACATTCTAACATTTTTTCATTTGAAAATAAATCCGGAAGAAAATCTGCAACAATATCTGAATTTTCATTTGACATATTATCTTCCCAACCCATTAGATATGCTGGTGAAATTTTTAAAGTATCAGCTATTCCTTGCAATTTATCACTTGGAATATTGGTTATAATGTCATTTTCATACTTATATAAAGTTTGTTTTGACACACCAATTTTTTTTGCTAATTCTACTTGCGATAAATCTGCCTTTTCACGACTTTTTTTAATTCTATTTCCAACAGTCATGGGAACCCTCCTTTCTTATTGGTAACTTCATTATAGCACAAAAAAGTTACAAGTCAAGTAAAAAATAACTTGACAAGTTACTTCTAAGGTGTATAATGTAAGTAACCTCAAAAGTTACCACAGAGGTTACTACAACGAAAGAGAGGTGATAATATGATAGACACAAACAAACTTAGAGGTATCTTTGCTGAGAATGGAAAGACACAGGCTGATGTAGCCAAAATGCTTGGTGTAACGCCCAAAACATTTTATATGCATATGCGAAAAGGCGTTTTCGGCAGTGATGATATTCAGAAAATGATTGACAGTTTCGACATTGAAAATCCTATTGATATTTTTTTTGCTAAAGAAGTAACTTTCTAAGTTACTAAACAGAAAAGAGGTAATAAACATATGGATAGTTTAGAGCAGAAATATCTCGACAGCAGAGAAGTGGCTGAAATGGTAGGGAAAGAGCATAATATGCTTTTACGAGATATTCGTAGATATGTAGAGCAGTTAGGACAGAGCAAGATTGCACAGTCCGATTTCTTCAAAGAAAGTACATACAAAAATAAGCAAAACAAAGAACAGCCTTGTTATCTTGTCACAAAGAAAGGTTGCGAGTTTATAGCACACAAACTGACTGGTGTAAAAGGTACAGAGTTTACAGCAAAGTACATAAACAGGTTTCACGAAATGGAAGATACAATTAAAACTCAACTTCCACAGGGAAATGATTTGATTGCACTTGCGGTTATCGAAGCTCAGAAAATGATTGCTGAGAGAGACAAACAGATTGAACGCATGAAACCTAAAGAAATATTTGCCGACGCAGTATCGGCTAGTGAAACATCAATTCTTGTCGGAGATTTAGCAAAGCTGATTTCTCAGAACGGTTACAAAATCGGACAAAAGAGGTTGTTTGAATGGTTAAGAACGAATAACTTCCTTATTAAATGCGGTTCATCAAGAAATATGCCACAGCAGAGATTTGTTGAGCAGGGATTGTTTGAAGTCAAAGAAAGCAACATTCAGAACCCCGATGGCAGCGTGAGAATAACACGCACAACTAAGGTCACAGGCAAAGGGCAGATTTACTTTGTTAATAAGTTTATGAAAAGTGAGGTAACAGCATGACAAGAGAACAGAGAATATCAGAAATCATGGACGAACTTTCACGCCGCCGTAATGCAAATATGAAGGACAACAGATACAGCATAACAGACAAAAACGGTAAAAGTGTAATTGCCGAGAGAGACGGTGCTAGATACATCGGCATTGATGAATTTGCACAGCATATAGCATTAGACATTATAGATGACTACAGATATATTACAAACGGTGTTAAGCAGATTGATGAAACTAATATCGAGTTATCCATCAAAGTGCTTAACGCCATATCTCCAATAGTCACAGCATTTAGAAATACTTCGAGTTGCGGAGAGGATTGCTGATTGCTTCAACTTTTGCTAGTTGTGGTTCTTTGGTAGGCAATGATTTAATGGTTTCTGAATAGTATTGGTCGTACAGTTTCTTAAAGTCATCAAACGAACCGTTGTAACCACAGATTTTAGCAGTAGCATACAATGAAGCAATTTGTTCAGTAGACAATGTGTTTCACCTCCTTATTAAATGATAAGGAGATTATAACATAATATGAAAGGAAAGTGAGGTTAAAAGATGAATGAGCAGGCAAAGGCATTGAAAGAAACAATGTGCAAAGATATTGATGGAGCAAACTTCTTCTTTAAATACCACAGAAACGGACAGGAGATAGATAAGCTGACAAAAGATGTGTTAAATCTTATCGCTGAACACTCCATGACCGTTTCTGAAATTAAAGGTTTCTTGGAATATATGAAAATTATTGTGGATAATCGTTCATATCTTCCTCAGTGGAAATAACCTTGATTGAAGTTTCTCCAAACGCTTCATTGTCGGGTATTTCTTTGGCAGTCTTGAGTATCGACAATACTTTGGCAGAGTAAGGATATTCAAGATTACAGTTAGGACAAATTATCTTGTCAGTATCAATATTTTCGTTTACAGAATACTTGCAATGACAAGCACAGGAAATTTGAAACTTTAAAAACATGGTGTTCACCTCTTTTCTATATTGAAGATAGAGGAATTATATCACAGAAAGTGAGGAATATAAATATGTTTGTAAATCCGTTTGTTTTGGGAATTTTAACAACAATATTCGTTGAAATGGCGGCTTTGATTATTTGGTCGTTGCTGTCGGGTAGAAAATAGAAAGGAAAAAGATATGAGTAAGATTGTTACAGATATAAATGAGTTATCGGTTTTTGAAATAGAACAGTTAGCAAAAGTGCTGAGGTTTGAACTTGTCATTAACAACGGGAACGAGATAAAGATTATAAGAAAGGAGAAATAACAGATGATAGACGCAAGGATAAAAAGCAATGCAGGAAAAGAAACAGAGGTTGTCGGAGTGACGATAAATAAACTCAATGAGTTTCTTTGCATCTCTACAAAAGTTGATATTGTAGTAGAACTTATACGCCACGGAACGCTGATGCCGGATGATATATTACTGATTTTGAACAGTGAAAGTTCACTTGCAAAAGAAACGACATTTGAAACTTTTGCCAGTATCCCAACTTATAAATATGAGTATTTTGTCGGCTTGGAAATGCGTGTAAATGTATTGCTTGATATGTTAGAAAACAATAACTATGTATCAACAGACGAGATTTTAAGAACACTTGGCACAGAGCTTGCTATTGAAGAAGCTGACAAAATAGCAAGAGAAATGGAGAAAATGCGTGAAAGATTTAATAATAAGTAACAAGGAGTATCGGGCAAGAGAGGGAGTGAGCAGTACCGATTTAAAGAAGATTGCAAAGTCCCCAGCCCATTTCCGTTACTGGAAAGATAATCCCGAAGAAAGCACCCCAGCGTTGCTTTTCGGCAGAGCAGTACATAAATATGTATTGGAAAAGGAAAAGTTTAATGAGGAATTTGCCGTTACCCCCGAATTGAATAAAAGAACCAAAGAGGGTAAGGCTCAGTGGCTTTTATTTCAAGACCAAAACGAGGGTAAAGACATAATTTCGCTTGATGATTTTGAAAAGATAAAAGCTATGAGAGAAACATTATATCAGACACCTTTTGTAAGTCAGTTGTTAAAGGGCAAAAAAGAAGTATCTTACTTCACGAAAGATGATGAAACAGGCTTAACTATAAAGTGTCGCCCCGACTGTCAGACACAGGTTGGAGATACGCATATTCTGATTGATTATAAATCCTGTGCAGATGCCAGCGGTGACAAGTTCATGCGTGACGCAATCAACTTAATGTATGATTTGCAGATGGCATTTTATAAAGACATCATGGATAAAGTAACAGGCTATGAAAACTCAGTTGTTTTCATAGCACAGGAAAAAACACCACCATATTGCGTGAATATTTTAGAAGCAAATGAATACTTTTTACGAAGTGGTAGGGATATGTATAGAACATATCTCAATGTCTACAGAGAGTGTTTAGAAAGCGGCAACTGGTATGGTTATACCAACGGTACTATTAACACACTTGGTTTGCCAAACTGGTTGCAGAAACAGTATGAATAGAAAAGGAGAAACAATATGAAACTTTATTTTTACAATTTGAATTTATGCGAAAATTACAATAAAAAAATAGGGATTTGTAGATATGATTGTGATGTTGTAGAAACTCAGAAAAGATACTATAAAGAGGATGCATCCTCTTTTCCCGATTATAGTAAATATGTTAGAAAAGATGATTTAGGCAAAATCCACCACGGACGGATAATTCTTGCAGAACCTAATTTTGCATTTGTAAAAGAAAAGTTTGTATCTTTGATGGCTTCTAAAAAAATAAGAGCACAGGTGGAAGCAAGGCGATATGCAAGACTTGAGAAAACTATTAACGAAAGTGAGGAAATTAGAGATGAATAATGAAGTATCAATACAGAATAAAAGCAATATGCCGTTTGACAAAATAAATCAAGGTACAGTGGCAGTCGAAAGCAGTCGTGCGATTACAGAAGCACAGGGAAAGTTACTCCTTGCAAAACAGTTCCCACGCAATTACACAAATTGCTACTCTGCGGCTATTGAAGCGTGTCAGAGAAAAGGTTTTGCCGATAAAGCGTTTTTTGCTTATCCGAGAGGCGGTCAGACGGTAACAGGAGTAACAATCAGATTTGCTGAGGAACTTGCAAGATGCTACGGCAATCTCGATTACGGCATCAAAGAATTGTCGCACGAAGATGGCAAATCCGAGATGCAGGCATACGCATGGGATTTAGAAACAAACACAGTATCAAGCCAGAATTTTACAGTCGAGCATATAATGGAAACACGAAACGGCAGCAGAAAGTTGACAAGCCAGCGTGATATTTACGAGAGAACAGCTAATGACGGTGCAAGAAGATTAAGAAGTCGTATTTTGGCAATATTACCACCCGATTTGGTAGAGGACTGCATAAAAGAGTGCAAAAAGACACTTGCAGGGCAGAACGGTATTCCTTTTAAAGATAAAGTTAAAAATATGGTTGTAGCTTTTGCTAAATACGGTGTTACAAAGGAAATGCTTGAAAAGAGATTAGACCACACTGTCGAAAGCATCAGTGAAGATGAACTTACAGAGTACATCGGCATTTTCAACGGATTGGCGCAGAAGGAAACAACGGTTTCAGATTGGTTTGAACAGCCAAAAACAGCAAGTCAGATGACTGCATTACTTGAAGAAGCTGAGAAAGAAGAAAAAGCCAAAGAAAAGAAAGAGGAAAAGAAGTAATGACATACAAAGTAATGATTGACAAAAAAAATAATACATTTCCACTTAAAGGTTTGAATGAGCTGTTAGACGGCAGATTGTACAACTTTCGCACAAAGAAATATCACAACCCTACAAAAGCAGAAAATGACAAAGCATGTTTAAAAGCCATAAAAAGATGTATGCCGATGGTGAAAATCGACAAGCCTATTCAGTGTACATTTTGGATATATGCTCCGAATAAACGACATGACAGAGGAAATCTTTGTTCGGCAGCAGAGAAAAGTTTTTTAGATGCTTTGCAGTTGGCAAAAGTTATAAAAAATGATGGCTGGGATGATGTTATTGACAGTGTTTTTCACACAGAGGTTGACAAGGAAAATCCGAGAGTTGTCGTGGAAATAGAAGTTTTAGAAAGGGGAAATAATTGAAAATAGTGAGAAATAAAAGTCAGTATGACTTTTTAATAAAAATTAAAAATGAATATGTTACTATAGCATGTCTCCAACCAGGGCTGCTTGGAAGAAAATACAATTTATATTTTTATTATTATGGCGAAGAATATGAAGCAGGAACATATGCTTGCAACCACTTTAATGGCAATGTGAGTATTACTGTTTGGGAAAAGGAAAACGAACTTTTTAGAGATTTTCTTGTAAGAGTTGAGCATATGATATTAAAAAAATTGTATGCCATAGGAACTTCAATACTTGAAGAAATAAAAATTATTGATGATTCGGATTTAAAAAGTTGGGAAAAAAGAAAGTAGGTGAGAATATGACAGTATATGAATTGATACAGGAATTAAGTCAGTATAGTGCGGACACAGAAGTCGAGTTTCATTGCGAAGCTGTATATGACACCGATGTTGAAGCAGAATTTGACAGAGAGGACGAAAATGACATACAGGAAGTGACAGTTAGTGCAGAGTTTGATGAGGATGTGAGCTACGAGGGCATCCATGAATGCAAAACGGTAATAGGGGCGATGCCATACATTACCATCAACTTAATATATTAAGGAGTAAGAATATGAAATCAGCAAATTTAGAACAGATGATGGCTGATATGAATAATGGCACTTATGACTTGACTTGTAACGGAGAATGTACTCAATGTGGCAATTGTTGCAGTAACTTACTTCCTATGACAGAAGATGAAATTGCAACAATCCGCAGCTACACCAACAATGGATATAACTTGTCCGTTTCTTAATGATGATAAGTCAAAAGAAAAATGCGAGATTTATTCAGTCAGACCTAGGATTTGCAGAGAGTTTATCTGCTGTCCGAGTAAAAGACCGCCGATTGATGATTGGGGTTATAAATTAAAGTGCAAGGTAGTTGATGTCAGAAAGGAGTTTTTCAAATGAGAGTTATATCACAGAATGGAAAATCTGATTTACCTTATGAAAATCTAGCAATTTTTGTTGAATACGAAAATGTTATTGCTAGATTTGAAAACGAGAGACATTTGTTGGCTCAGTATTCAAGTAAAGCAAAGGCAATTAAGGCTATGGAAATGTTGAGAGAAACATATGCTGGTATGCCTATTATGATGCAGAATGTTGAACTTACAAAAGAAGAGATAAAGGCTATTGAAAGAATAAAGAAAGATGGCATTATGGTACGGCTGGTAGATGAACCGTCAAAAGTTGAGTGCTTTAACAATATTATCTTTCAGTTTCCGCAGGATAGCGAAATGGAGGTGAGTAAATGACACTTAGAGAGCGAGTTATTGTAGAAGCCTATACAGGATATTGCATGACAGTAGGTGAGGAGAGAAACGCATTTAACAAGTATGTAGAGGAAATTATGGGGAGACCAATTTGTACTTACGAGTTAGCGGACGATAATATGCAAAATGAAATACATGATAAATCTAAAGCAGATTTTATTAAACTTTGTACATGTGATGATAGTGAATAGCGGAATAGCGAGGTGTGATATGAAACAAAATCCAGCAAACGCAATTAAAACTACCATGTGGAAATTTCTCATAGATAAAGGTCAGAAAGAAAATATACCAGCTTTAAAAGAGTATGTTTTTGACCTTATCGAAATGACAACGCAGAAGACTGCCGGTCAGAGAAAAGAAACAAAGAATGATATAAGTTGGGATGAACTTGATATGACGCTTATGTCAATAGTGATAGAAGCTACTGCATTAGTTTTGTCTGGAAGATTAGACGAGTTAAAAGATTAAGGAGTTGAACTACAAATGAGTGCAAGGCGTGCGGCTATAAGGCGTGAGAGATTGCAGAGGAACAAAATTGAGAAGAAAAAATGTGCTATGACTGAACTTGAAAGAGCAAAAGAGCAAGGCATCATTGATGGCAGGGCGATAGGTGTTAGTGCGTGCCTTGAAGTGTTACACAGCAAATACAAGTTTAGCAATAACAAGGCACAACAGTTACTCAATGTTATGGGGAGAGAAAGTGCAAGACTTGATGATACAGGTGTTAGATTTGTTGCAAATTACTATGCTGAGAAGTTTGAAAAGAAACTAGATGCACTGGGAATGTATCAAGATACAGCTGATATTGCTACAAAGATTTATTGTGCATCAAAGCATGAGTTGTTTGTAACATCAGTCGCAATAGCCTTGATGGTGTTAAATGAGTTATGGAATTTTAGCAGTAACGATAAAAACGCTGGTCGGCTTGATTACATCATGGAGTATTGCACAAATCGGTATTTAGAAATGCAACTTGACCCCGATAATAACACAGCAGAATATTACTTTGAGCGAATGTTAAGACGGACTGGTTATAAGTTGCAGTAAGAGGTAAATATGATAGACGAAAAGAAGAACTGTGAATATGTAGAAACACAAAGAGAGTTTATACATATATTACAGATTGAAGCAAGAGAGCAGGAAAAAAGAAAGGAATAACGAGTACCCGGTAAACCGGGTTGATGAAGAGCGTGTTTAACTTCTGGCAGAAAATGGTCTATTAGTTGCGTGAAATAATGTATCGGGTTCGCAAGGGCGGCGATGATGCAAGAGTAGCAAGGGAAGCGTTTAGACCGTTATCCACGATTACAGTTGTATTTGTAGCGTGGTGTTATAACAAAACTAAAAGTATGTTGGATAAGTGCAGGAATATCAAGTTTTATGGCAGGATATTTAGCAGGAAATGTTGATGAATGGATTTATATTGACATTGCCGACCAACATCAGGACAGTATCAGATTTATCAAAGATTGCGAGAAAGCAATTGGAAAGAAAATTGAAATTTTGAGTAGTGCAGAGTATAAGAGTGTCGAAGATTGTGTCAAGGTTTTTGGTGGTTTTAGAAATCCTAGTAACAACTTTGCACCATGTACAAACTGGCTTAAAAAGAGAGTGAGAAAGGAGTGGGAAGAATGTCACAAAGATTGTGAATTGACTTATGTGTGGGGATTTGACTTGAAAGAGAAGAACCGAGCAGAACGAACCATTGAAGCCAATCCGCAAGCAAATCATGAGTTTCCACTTATTGACAAATGCTTGTCTAAGGAAGAAGTACATGGACTATTTGAACGGACTTTTGATTTCAAGCGTCCACTTATGTATGACTTAGGTTACCCAAATAATAACTGCATTGGTTGTGTCAAGGGCGGCATGGGTTATTGGAATAACATCCGCAAGGATTTCCCTAAGGTGTTTGAAAGCAGAGCCAAGTTGGAAAGAGAAGTTGGCTACTCGATACTGAAAGACAGTGACGGCAAACCTATATTTCTTGACGAATTAGACCCGAAACGAGGGAATATGAACACTGAAATTTTCCCCGACTGCGGCATAATGTGTTATTTGAATTTAGAGTGAGGTGATGGCATGAATATATATTTAGTCGAAAGAACCGAGGAAATCACTTGGGTTGAAGATTACGCAATGGTCGTGATAGCAGAGGATGAAAAACACGCTGAAAGGAGAGCAAGATGGGAAAGCGGAGATTTTAAAAGAGCAAAGAACTTGCTTGTAAAAAAGGTAGATGCAGACAAAGAGCAATCGGTTTTGATTGCTAATACAGGAGCGTGATGCAATATCTCACGCGAAAAGAAGTGGTTGTTATTGTCGTTTTGCAAAAGTGGATATTAGCGAAGTGTGAAAGGAGTTTGAGTATGATAGAACAGATGTGTATAAGAAGAGATTATGTTAATGTTTATGACCGCGAGAGTTTAGGAAGTTTTGTCAAGAAAGTTACGAAAAAGGCAAATGAGATAAAGGGAAAAATCCTTAATATTGAATATGTGAGGAATGAAAATAGAGATTGTAGCGGCATTGTTGATACAGCAATAATCGTTTATAAAACAAAATAAAAGAAAGGGATAATGCAAATGACGGTAGACGAATTTAAGCTACTTGCGGTAGATACTAAGATTTCAGTGCGTGACATACGAACTGGAAAGTATCTTAAAGATAAAAAACAATATGGTAGTAGAAAGATACAGGAAGTGTACGCAAGAGCACATAAGTATCAGGACAGCTACGAGGGAAACATAGTTTTGATGGTGAGGTGATTTGATGGAAGATAGATATTTATTTAAGGCAAAGAGAGTTGACAATGGAGAATGGGTAATTGGCAATCTAATTACAAATGTGTTCTTTAGATTAGGTCAAAGTATTCCATACATTTTATGCCCAGATAAAGCAAAATATGATTGTTTTGAGGATTTTACAGAGGGAAATGGAATTTTTGAAGTGCGACCAGATACAATCTGCCGATGCACAGGCTTGAATGATAAGAACAGTAATCTTATTTGGAAGAATGATATAGTCAAGGATACTGTTATTTACGGCGTTGTCAAATGGGATTATGCAAATGCAAGATATGTTATTGATGACCGAAAAGACGGATATCAAGATTATTCTGAATGGTGGCAAGAAATTGAAGTTATCGGTAACATTTTTGACAACCCAGAGTTATTAGAAAGTGAGGAATAATATGACAGAGAGTGAAGCAATTAAGGAATTACATAAAATAAGACCTAGAGGCGGTATTATTCCACAAAAGAGAGCCGAGGCTTTAGATGTGGCAATACAGGCACTTGAAAAGCAGATACCGAAGAAACCGATATTTGATTACAACCTTAGTGATACGCTTTCAAAATTTCATTGCGAATGCGGAAAAACAATTAAGGTTAATCACGATGCAGGAATAATGGATAACAACGATGCACCAAATTACTGTAGCGATTGCGGTCAGAAATTGGACTGGTCAGAAGAAAGTGAGGAATAATATGGCGAGAATATTTAGATTTAGCGGTTATTTAGTTGAAAATAGCAATATAGAGGATTTGGAAAATGTCAAATACAGACTAGGACTTATTAAAAGTGAATATGACGATGTTATACAGCAGTTACACATCGAAGAAAGTGAGAAGTTTGAAGCTAAAGGAGAACTGGAAGAAAATTGTGACCTTGCATTATTGACAAGACATTTTAAAGGCTTTTGTGATAGTGCTTATAATTGTGACCGACCTATTCCACAGAAAGGTGAGAAATACAGACATTTCAAGTTAGGCAAGATTGTTACCATTATCGGCATTTCAAGGCATACAGAAACCGAGGAAATGTCAGTTGTGTATGAATATGAGGGACATATTTGGAACAGACCTTTTGAAATGTTTATGAGCGAAGTTGACAAAAAGAAATATCCTGATGCGAAGCAGAGATATAGATTTGAGGTGATTAAGTGATACCCGAATGCGTAAACTGTAAAAATCTCTTTACTTGCACGATAAAAGACAAACCGAAAAATGAAGCGTGTGTGATGTTCGAGGAAAGAGACAAGGATAAATCAGAAGCTAGGAAAAGATTTGAAGAAGAAATGCAAGGCTTTTCTGAGTTGACTGTAGAAACATTGAAAAGGTGGAAACGAAAAAATGGACAATAAAAAAGAAAATAAATATTGTGAATGGCGAATTGTTGATACACCGCACGGAATGCCTATTTACAATACAGGCTGTGGAAAAATAAGGCTTAGCTGTGCGACAGGTATTGATATTTACTGCAATGCTTGTGGCAGGAAAATCAAGATTGTTGATGATAAGAAAGTGGGTGAAAACAATGCTAATTCCGAAAGTTAAAGCCAAAGAGTTTGAAAAATTCGGATTTAAGAAATGTAAGGGAGAATATGGTAAGTGTGATTGCTATTATCTTTGCGTCGCAAGAGGTGTCAAAATGCTTTTTGTGAGCAATGTGATTTTTGATGTCAATGATTGGAGAGATAATGACCCAAGAATACATAAAGATGCAAATTGCAGATATAGAGACCGCAGGACATATCTTGATATTATTTATGAGCTAATCAAGGCAGATATGCTTGTAAGTGATTGTTTGAAAGTAGGTGATTCAGAGTGAGCTTTACAAAGGTAAATGCTGATAACATAACAGAAGCGATACACGGACTTGATATTTTTACTAAAAATTGGTGTATGGACTGTAAACAGACAGAAGTTGAAAAAGATTTAGTTTTTCGTTGCAAAGGCTGTGAATTTCAAATGAGTGACGGAAGATGTTTAGTTAAAGTTTTTGCCCATAATCATAAGTGCGATTACCCATTAAAGGATTTTGGAAGTATGGGTATGCACTAACTAAAAACCAAAGAAAGGAATAGGTTGTCGCGACATAAAACTGAGGTTTCCTTTTGGTGATGAAATGAATTTTGATGATTATATTTGTGACGGTCAAATTAGTATGTTTGATTTTACGAATGATGCATCTGATAACACCGATATTGAATTTAACCCCTTAAAGTCCCTTGCGTTGTATGGTACTGGGATTCGTAACGGTATGAAGCGTATAAAAGAGTATTTTTCAGAAAGTCATACTTTAAGAGAAAAAGTTGCTTTTCTTAAAAGTGAATATGGTACTGGCGGTTTCGGTTCGCCAGTCAAAAAGCCTTGCTATATACACCAAATGTGTACTTCTATATCGCAAAAATTGATTGAATTTGAGTATTACGACGAGAATATGCAGAATGTGAAAAAATATTGCAGTTGGGTTGATTTAGCAAACATAATTTCAGAAATGGTTGCAAAAGATGAATATGTTTATAAGGACGGTGATTAAATGGCAATTTACAGAAATGTACGCTTATCGTTTTGGACGGATAACAAAGTAATAGACGAGTTTACACCTGAGGATAAGTATTTTTATCTGTATTTGCTCACAAACCCTCAGACAAATTTGTGCGGTTGTTATGAGATAAGTTATAAAAGCATGAGTGAGGACACAGGATATAACAAAGATACTTGTCTGAGATTATTAAAAAGGTTTGATGAAGTACATAATGTTATCAAATTTAACGAAAGTACAAAAGAAATATTAGTTTTGAACTGGTACAAGTACAACTGGAGTAGTTCCGCAAAAACTATCACAGGCGTTATGTCAGCGGCGAAGTACATAAAATGCGAAAAATTTAGAAATTATGTTTTAAGTGTTGCAGAAAGTGTGAAGAATGGTAATAAAGAGCCAATCAGATACCCCATAGAAGCATCTGTTTCTGATACTGTATCTGATTCTGTTACTAAAACTGATACTGTAAATAATAAAAAGAACATTACAGGAGAATATATAAAGGAAATTGTTACTTATCTGAATAAAAAATGCGGCACGCATTACAGATGTAACACAGCAAACACTAGAAAGCATATAACGGCGAGATTTGCTGATGGCTATACGGTTTCTGATTTCATGACAGTGATTGATAAGAAGTCTGCTGAGTGGCAAGGTACTAAATTTGAATTGTATTTACGACCCGATACTCTATTCGGGAGTAAATTTGAAAGTTATCTTAATCAGCAGATTAAACAGAAAAATGAAACATCAGATTTTTTAAGTAGTTGGGGGATAGGAAAATGACAAAAGAAGAAGTTCAAATGCTACTTGCAATGACACAAGCGACATATCCTAATTACAACCCACCTGACAAGATGGCGGCAGTAAACGCATGGTTTTTATGTTTAAGCGAGTATGATAATAATGTTGTCATGGCGGCATTTAAAGCATACATGACTACTAATACAAGTGGTTTTGCACCTGCACCGGGGCAACTTATAGAAATATTGCAGACTTTGACACAACCATCTGAGTTGAACGAGCTAGAAGCGTGGTCGATAGTCAGAAAAGCGTTAAGAAATTGTGGCTATAATTCTGAACAGGAGTTTGCAAAGTTGCCGACAGTAGTGCAAAAAGCTGTAGGGACACCACAGCAGTTAAAGATTTGGGCTTGCGATAGTGAATTTAATGAAAATGTTGTGAGCAGTAATTTTATAAAGACATATAGAACAGAGGTCAAGCGAGCAACAGAATTAAATAAAATGCCTGAGAATGTAAGGAAACTCATAGAAATGGTAAACACAAATTCGGTATCGGCTCAAATAGCAAGTGAAAATAAAAGGACTATATCTTTATCGCTTGAAGATAAAAAAACCGTGGAAACAGGCAAAATGGAAGTTAGAAACAGTGTTCCTATGCCTGAGAAATATAAAAAAGAATTTGGTATTAAATAATGAGTTTAAGGAAAGGAGAATTGAAATGAAGAAAGCTGAACCAAAAATGATTTTAAATATATCTCTCAATAGCGAGGAAATTGAAGAAAAGGTCAAGATTGCTATGGACGAATATGTAGAGAAAGTTATTTATAAAAATCTTGATGAAGAAATTACAAAAATTGTTGACAAGAGAATTGAAAAACTTACATCTGCTTCAAACTGGAGTAGTGACAGGAAGATACAGGGTGTTTCTTTTGAGCAGTTTGTGAAAGATAGGACTGAAAAAACTATCGGCGATTTTGTAGAGAAGAACATTAAAGAAATACTTGCTAAAAGGTTCACTGAAATTATGACAGATAAGAGTTTTGGCAATGATTAAAGGCAGAAAGGAGCAGTAATGGAGAGATTAACGAATAGAAACTATGGAGAAATTTCTCACACAGGAAGAATAATTCCATATAGTACATATTGCATTGGATGCGTTCCCGGTGATTGCGATTGCGGAATTGTTGAAGATATGGTTAAAAAACTTGCCGATTATGAGGATTTAGAGGAACAGGATGGAATTGTTAAATTACCTTGCAAAGATGTGTATTACATTGTTGATATAAACAATCCTAGGTATGCAATGGTTATGAAAAGACCTATAAGGGAGCTTGCGATATACGAGATCGAGGATATTGACAAGGAAAATTGCAAGTATTTTTCCACAAAAGAAAAAGCCGAAGAAAAACTGAAAGGACTGAGAGGTGGAGAAAATGGATAAATTTCTTGAAAGTGTAAACAAGCGTGATTTTGATAGAAGAATATCGGAAGTTGTTGGAATGCTTGAGGAGAAACAACTATATGGAACTATCAGTTTGATAAAAGATTTGAAACATTACCTTGACTTAGCTACAAAAGAAAAGGCACACACTTGTAACTGCCGGCACAACAACAATTCAAAAGATGATGAGCCTTGTTGCAGATGTGACAGCAGAGTTCCAGAAAATGATGATACAAAAAACAAAGTTACATCTCTGGAAATTATCGTAAGGATGATAGACAACAAGCCATATTACGAAATCAAGTACAAAAAAGTTGATGAAGATTATTACCAGGTAGGTTACAGTTCATTCAATATTGATAATGTATTGAAATGGCGTGATGAGTGTTTTGAGCTTGTTGATATGAAACACACCAATTCCGACAGGATAAGGAATATGTCGGATAAAGAGTTAGTTGACCTTATTGCAGGACTTAGCAAACATTGTCTTGCTGGTATTGGGGAATGCGATTGTAGCGCACATAAAACTTGCACAAATTGTAATGTGGAAGTTAGGAAATGGCTTCAATCAGAAGCGGAACAGTCTAGAAGAAAAGAGGATGAACAATGAGTGAAGAATTAAGACCATGCCCGTTCTGTGGTGGGAAAGCCATGTACCGTGAATTTAGAGGCAAAACCTTAAAAGTTTATTGTGTTAAATGCAAGTGCGGTGTGATCAGACCTGGGAAATCAAAAGATAATGCAATAATGTTGTGGAACAGGAGGGCGAACGATGAGGCTGATTGATGCAGATGGGATGACTGAGGGCAGAGTTGAGAATGATCCGGTAGTTATAGCTGCGAAATGTGCGCCGACCGCCTACGACCCGGACAAGGTTGTGGAGCAGTTAAAGGATGTATCATATGAACGATTTGGATATGCTGGAATGGGTGGGGAGAATGTCGTTAATTTAGATGATGCAATCGAGATAGTAAAGGCAGGTGGTGAGAATGAATAATGGAGCAGTTAAAAAATAAGAATTTAGCGAGGTGATTCAATGAATGATTGCAAAGGATGTAAATATGAGAACAGCACAGATATAGAGACACTTTTAGAATTTTGTACAACTTGTAAAAGAGCCTATTCTAATGAAGAAGATAGAGAGTTTCACGAAGATAAGTATGAGATTGTAGACTAAGCTAAAACTAAGAAAGGAGTAAGAGTTTTGTGCACAGTAAAAACCGGTTTTACTCCATAAAATTATGTATAGCGAGAATAAAAAGAAGTGGCTTAAAGAGCGTTATCGTCAAAGAAAAGAACATAGCTTATGTACAAAGTGCGGTAAACCTGCAATGACAAACAAAACTCTATGCAAGGAATGTGCCGAAAAAAGAAAGAAGAAATATCGAGAAGATAGAGAATTTTTCAAAGCACAGGGATTGTGCCCAAAATGCGGCAAAAGCAAATTATTTGGCAGTGAAAAAACTTGTCCTGAGTGTTTAGCTTATGCTGAAAAAGTAAATGCTAAACACGCAAATAAAGTAGCTGGTAGTAAAGAAGCATATTATAAACAGCTTTATCAAAAAGCAAGACAGCGTTATGACGAGCAAAATCTTTGCGTAATGTGTAAAATAAGACAGCGTGCAGAGGGACATATACATTGTGAAGAATGTCTCGAGAAAAGACGCAAGAAAGGCAGAGAAATACGAAAACAGCAAGAAAAAGTAGGTATAACAAGAAGCGAAAGACCAGCTTACGGACTTTGCTATCGCTGCGGAAACCCACTCGATAGAGACGGGAAGTTGTGCGTAAAGTGTGCAACAAAAGCTGTAAGCTGTTTACCTAAATTTAGAAATACAGATGTATGGAAAAAGAATAACAATCTATTATTTGGAGGTAAGCAAGATGATAAAATTCAAAAGTGAATGTGTTGACTGCCCCAGTGAAATAGGTTGTCTTGGGGATAGTTGCCCGAAACGCAATATACCTCACCTTATATGCGATTGTTGTGGTGAAGATGTAGAAGAATTGTACGGATATGACGGAGAGCAGTTGTGTAAAGACTGCTTGCTTGATGCAGTACCAAAAGTAGAAATATAGGAGAAATGGCTTATGAAGTTTTCAGAACTTACTAAGCCGGAACTTGATGAAATTTTAAAGAACGCCAATTTTACAGAGGAAGAAGAGAATATATTTACAATGCTTGCAAGAGGAAAAACACTTACAGAAGTTGCACAAAGAAATATGATATGTGAACGAACTGTACAGAGAAAAGTTGACAAGATAAAAGTAAAGATTGAAAAATTGGAGGTTTTGAAATGATTAAAATAACAATAAATGGAAACGAGATAAAAGCAGAGGATGTAACTTTATCTGCCGATATTGTAAAAATCATAACATCATGCCTTGATTGACATTATAGCAAAAAGAGGTTAGAATGTGTCGTAAAGTACGATAAATACGGCACATTCTTTTTATATAAAGGGGGATTTAAGATGGAATGTGTTGCGTATATGAGAGTATCAACAGAAAAGCAGGCAGAAGATGGGAACGGGCTGGAAAGCCAAAAAAGAGATATTGATAATTACTGCAATAAGAACGGTTATATAATCAGTGATTACTATATTGACGATGGTTATACTGGTGCAAACATGGACAGACCACAGCTACAACGACTTATCAGCGATTGTGTATCGAAAAGAGTGAAGTGTGTTGTTGCTTTTAAATTAGACAGGTTGTCACGAAGCATGGTTGATGGAATATATATCATCGAACGAGTGTTCCAAGCAAACAACATCTTGTTTAAATGTGTGCATGACAGTATAAGCTACGACAGTCCGATGGAGCAAGCATATACTCAGATGATGGCAGTTTTTGCACAGCTTGATAAAAACACAATGATGTTGCGTATGCGTGGCGGTATGTTGGAAAGAGTAAAGCAAGGCTACTGGATGGGTGGCGGTAATACTCCTTATTGCTATAAGTATGATAAGGAAAAAGGAATTTTAGTACCTATGCCCGAACGGAAAGAGCAGGCAAATCAAGCATTAGATTTGTTTATTGACGGCTATTCGGATGTTGCAATTAAAAAAATGCTTAATTTTACGCATGAGCATACTGTTAAAATGGTTTTAACAAGTCCAGTAAACATCGGCATGATACCATATAAGGGCAATTTATATAAAGGTTTGCATGAGCCTATTTTTGATAAAGATAGATTTCAGCTTGCACAGGAAGCGAGGAAAAACAGAAGAAAAAAGAAAACAGTTAGCCTTAACAAAGAACCAAATTTATTGACAGGTTTATGTTATTGCGGTGTGTGTGGATGTAAAATGCGTTATCAAAAATGGGGAAGTGAATCTGATGCACCTAAAAAAATTTACTGTTGCTCACGAAACAAAGATTTATTTTATTTGCCGAATTACAATAAAGACTGCGATAATTCAATAGAATGGGCGGTTGATATTGAAAAGCAAGTCGAAGCTGAGATAATAAAAATATCTTTAAATTTGTCATCGCAAAAACCAATCGCAAAGCAGAGTAAAATTGATATAATACAGTCGCAAATCAAAAAGGAAAAATATCGCCGCAAAAGGCTTTTTAATCTTTACGCAGATGGAAATGACGATGTTTTGAATATAATAAAACAGTCAGACGATACGATCAGTAGTTTAAAAGAACAACTTGAAATTGAATTATTAAGCAAAGAAGTAAATAAAAAGAAAAGTATTGCCTATGAGAATATCAAAAAAATTGCCGATGTTTGGGACAGCATCGACAAAAGAAATAAAAATATGATACTTAAAACTATAATTGACAAGATAATAATTGTCAATGGAGATATTGAGATACAATTAAAGAATTTTTAGCACATACTACACGCAGTGCCGATGGCAGTATGTTAGTGCTAATACCGTATTTATCGTACTTTTACAACTAAATAAAATCTAACTGTCGCTTTTATGTCGTAAAACTGTCGTTTTTATGTCGTGTTCAGCGGCTTTTTTTGTGTGAAAATAAAATTACAAAAGGAGAGTGATTGAATTGTATGACGAAGATTTAAGAGAGCGATTACTCTCACGGGAACAAATACAAAAATTAGACTTAGTAACTCAAACAATATTGTTTAGTGTTATTGAGGATGTATTAGAGGAGAGAGAACATGATAAACAATCCTTATCAACAGCAAATGACTTATACTCCGGGTTATAACGCATATCCGTACAACCCGATGCAAAGATTTCAGGAACAACAGTTACCGCAACAGCCAGTTCAACAAGTACCACAACAGCAGAATTTACAGATACAAGCAGGGATAAATGGCAAAATGGTGACAGCAGTTGAACAAATTGCGGCTAATGATGTACCTATGGACGGCTCAGTTGCATTTTTTCCTAAACAGGATTTAACAGAAATATACGCAAAACAATGGGGTGCAGACGGCTCAATAAAAACAGTCGTGTATAAGCCTTATACAGAGCCTAAAAACAGTCAAGGCATAAATAATACAGAAAATATTGAAAACTTGAAAATTGACCTATCAGACGAAAGCACAGCGGTATTTATGCAGAAGTTTGATGAAATTTTTAATAAATTTGACGAGTTAGAAAACAAGATGTGCAAAAGTTCGACTGCTCAAAGGAAAACTTCGACTTTAAAAAAGGAGGGCGGTGTAAATGAATAATCAGATTATGCAGATGTTAAATCAGATTAAAAATATAAAAAATCCAAAAGAAGCCGCTATGAAAACATTAGAGCAAGCGGCAAATCAAGGAAATCCAATGGCAAAAAATATGTTGCAGAAAATAAACAGTGGCGACATGAATGGAGCACAGCAAATTCTTGGTAATTTTATGAATGAACAGGGATTGAATATACAGGAAATTCAAAAACAAATTCAAAAATAGTACATATTAGGGTTTTGTCCGGACAATAAAAACCAGTTCCCTATTTTGTAAATAAATCAAATGGAGGTAAACTAATATGTTTAACAACGGAGTTAGCCTTGCCGATATTGCGGCAGTAACAGGCAATAACAGAAACAATGACGGTATGTGGGGAGACGGTGCATGGTGGATTGTCATTCTTCTTATTTTCGGCTGGGGTGGTTTTGGTAACAACGGCTGGGGTAACGGTAATGGAATGGGTTCTACTGCCGCCGCTTATACAGACAGTGCTATTCAGCGTGGATTTGATAATCAGGCTGTTGTTTCAAAACTTGATGGCATTTCTAACGGACTTTGTGACGGTTTCTATGCTATGAACAACAGTATGCTCACAGGTTTTAATGGTATTAACACAAATATCATGCAGACAGGCTACGGCATCCAGCAGGCTATTAACGCTGATACAGTTGCTAATATGCAGAATACCAACGCTTTACAGTCACAGCTCGCCAACTGCTGCTGTGAAACGAGAGAAGCTATTCAGGGTGTAAACTACAATATGGCAACCAACACTTGTGCTTTGCAGAACACCATGAACAACAACACGAGAGACATTATTGACAGCCAGCAGGCAGGAACAAGAGCAATTCTTGACTTCCTGACAAATGACAAGATTGCAACCTTACAGGCAGAGAACAATGATTTACGCAGAGCAGCTTCACAGGATAGACAGAACGCACTTCTGACTACTACAATGGCAGCACAGACAAATCAGATTATTGATGCAGTAAGACCTACACCGGTGCCATCGTTCCCAGCTTCTAACCTTTATGGTTACGCATATGGGTGTGGTTGTAATACCGGCTGTAATTGCTAAAACTGAATAATTGAGTATCTTAATTGAGTTTAACTCGATTATGTCTGCTAAGCAGTATTACTTATAATCAAAGGGCAGGCTATAATGTTTGCCCTTATTTTTATGAAAGAGAGGTAAAAATAATGGAAATTACAGGAATTGCATTACAAACAGTTGCCACCGGCGAAGATGTGACATTTACAGAAACACCAGTTTGCGGTAGTAAGTGTATCGTACATAGACAGGGTAGTGGAATTATAAAGTTAAGAGGTATTACAAATCAGCGTAAAGCACGATTTTTAGTATCGTATAGCGGTAATATTCAGATACCTACTGGCGGTACAGTAGAAGCTATCTCACTTGCCATTGCAGTAGACGGAGAGCCTTTGCAGTCAACGCGAATGATTGTAACACCAGCCGCAGTTGAGAATTTCTTTAATGTATCAGCACAGGCATACATAGATGTACCTTGCGGTTGTTGCAGTACAGTAGCGGTGCAAAATACATCTACACAGGCTATACAGGCACAGAACAGTAACTTAATTGCTGTTCGTGAAGCGTAAGGGGGGTGTGAGTATGCACATTGAAAGAATGCATAAAATGATTGAATGCTTAACAGAAAAAGCATTATGCGAATTTGACAAAGGTGTCGAAAATATTGATACTTGCGAGATGGGGCAAGTCGTAGATATGATAAAAGACTTAAACGAAGCAGAATACAAAGCTGTTATTGTTAAAAGCATGAAAGAAGCAGATGAGGAAGAAAAAGAGTACGACAAGGAACTACTTAGAACTCTCAAAGCTGAGTACGGCGAAGAGGGCGGCAGAAAGTTTTATGACGCTTACCGCTATGCAAACGGCAGATTCGCCCCTAAAGGTCGTGGAACACGCAGAGGATATGAAGAACCACCATATTATCATATGTACCCTGAATACGACGAAAGAGAGCGTATGAGAGACATGGATAGGGATGATAGAGGGAAGATGTATTACAGCGAACCAGCAGGCAATGTGAGTGGTAGCAATAATATGTCAAGAAACTACTCTGAAAGCAATTATGACAGAGCAAGACGCAACTATACAGAAACTAAGGAGATGCACAAAGGTAGCACGCAAGAGGACAAAGAACACAAAATGAAATCTCTTGACGGTTACATGAAAGAGCTGTCAACAGACATTGTGCAGTTACTTGGTGACATGACCGCAGAGGAAAAAAATCTTTTAAGAACAAAACTTAGTACGCTTGTTTCTAAGATTTGATAACTATATTTTCCGACAATCTAGGGCTATAGATAGCAATATCTGTAGCCTGTTTTTAAATAATAAAATCAATGTTTGTGAGGTGATTTTATGTTTATAATAAATAATATAATGTGGCAAATTGTATTTGTGCCAAGTGATAGCAATAAACTTATGCGTTCTGACGGTTCTATGAGCCTTGCTGTGACCGATTTTAATGACAAGGCAGTATATGTATCAGATAATGTAAAAAACGGCTATTTACGCAAAATAATGGCTCATGAATTATGTCATTGTTTTTGTTTCAGTTACAACATATATATGCCTATTCAGCAAGAGGAATATTTAGCAGACTGGATAAGCCTGTATGGGGCAGATTTGATATATTTACTTGACGATTTGATGATTACTTTAACAAGGAGTGTGGCATGATGGACAATTTATTAAAGCAGATTCAAAAGACAAATCCTGATATGACAGTCGAAAAACTTATCTCTGAGATACAATATAATGACTATTTGACAGTGGCACTTATTATAAGCAAAGGAGTTGTAGAAAATGCAGAAAAATGTTACAATAGCAAACAAAAAAGGAGTTGAAAGATTATGGCAGTAAAAAATGCTGATGGTGTACCTATTTCTTTTGAGTGCACGGATTTAATTAGAGAACTTGAAAGAGATATACAAGAGTTTGGTGAAGACAAGTTAATGGACGCAATAGTTGTGCATCAATGCGGGGTAGAGATTTACAAAGATTATGACTTTCATCCGCTAGAGATGGAATTAAAAAAAGGTGAGCGAACAATAACAATGACTGCATCTGCATTGCTGGAAGTATTTAAAAAACAAAATTCAATGTTGTAATTTCTAAAAAGGCGAATTATGAAAAATATAGATGATATGATTGGGAAAAAATTTGGAAAATGGAGCGTTTTATCTCTTTCCGACAAAAAAGATGTAAGTAATAACAGATATTATAATTGTAGATGTGAATGTGGGAATACAGGTGTTGTAGCAGGTCATAAGTTACGCAGCGGGAGGAGCAAGTCTTGTGGTTGCAATAGAACTCTTGATATGACAGGTGAGAGGATAGGAAGTTTAACTTTTATAAAACCGGTAGGAAGAACAGAACAAGGACGATACATTTGGGAATGTCAATGTGATTGTGGAAATATTGTAAATAAAACAATACAAGCTGCTAAGCATAGCAAGTCTTGTGGCTGTATGTATATTTCTAAATTCAAGTCAGATAAAAAGTTGATTTCTTTTATATCTTGCACCCAGCCGACACACTTTCCGTTATTTTCGACGATAATGTGCCATCTTTTTCTTTGTTCGTCTGTAATTTTTCCGAAATTATAACCACCCTCCCAAATTTTTTGGGTTTCTTGATTAAAAAAACCTTTTCCGGAAACAAAAAAATTTAAAGGATGGTAACGCTCCCAGCCACAAGCGTGATGAACCATCCCGGAAATAGTAGAAAATGGTGGAAGCGGTAGAATTTCCGGAAATAGTGAAAAACCATATGGGAACCTTGCAGTTCCCATATACCCCACCATTTTTATAACTTTTAACGCCATTCTGCTTCCTCCTTAAAGCCTTCTAAAATTGCAGTTGCAAGCTCGTCAGAAATTTCTTCATCTGCAAGCGGCTTTCTGTTTTCAAAGCCTAATTCGTTATCGAGGCTTGCGTCAATGTCTGCAAGTGCTTTTTCTCTGTCAAATCCTAAATTCACAGCCTCGTCTAATAAAACTAAAGTTTTCATAATATTCACCTTTTTAACCTTTCTTATTTGCTTTCCTTATGTTGTATATATAATAACATCTTTTTAGGTGTTTGTCAACACTTTTTAGGGTGATATAGTAAAATTTTTTTAAGTGTTGAAAAGATAGAAAAAATCATATATAATATAGAAAAAACAAAAGGAGATTTTTTAAATGATAGAATATAAAATTGATGTAATGAAAGCACTAGCAGAAAGAGGTTATACAGCAAATAAAATGAGACGAGAAAAGATTTTAAGTGAAAGCACTATGCAACGCTTGAGGAATAGAAGCGACATCAATACTAAGAGTTTGAACACTATTTGCGTTATTTTAAAGTGCCAGCCATCCGACATTTTTAAAGTAATTGTCACAGACAATGAAAAAATAAAATATTTTTAATAACATCTAATAAGGTGTTGACATTTACCGCTCAAGGATGTATAATAAATATATCAAATAAAGAAAGGCAGTCAATGACTGAAAGGTGGATATTATGACAGGATGGAATACAATTATATTGTTAAAAGGCGAAGCAGTTCTCACATCAAGCGAAATGAAATTTTTTGACAAAGGAGATACAATTTGGGGCAACAATGCAGAACCCAAAGAAGTTAATCGCTGGAGAGCAGAGGACGCAGAAGAAGCAAAAAAGGTATTATCTGAAAAGTGTTCTGAATACTCAAAAGGCATTCAGGACACATACATTACTGAATATGCGTTGATGTATTGTGATTGCGACAATGACGGCGAATATATAGACGGGGCGGATTATGATTTAGCAGAAGAATAAAAAATATATTGATTTTTTAGCAGCTTGAAATATAGCTGCTTTTTTAATACAGTTCTATTTTATAATAATACAGAAAATTGAGTTACGGATAGGGTATATGCCGTTACTCGAAAATCTGTATAAATCTAGTCTAGTTTCTGTATAATTTTACAAACACGAACTCAAATTTCTGTATATTTTTAAAAACAGCATTTTTGTATTGCATTTTTAACAAGTAAATAAGGGTCCATACTATTTTATTTTGTGCAGTTGTCACAAATATTATGCTATAATTATACAGATTTTCGAGTTTTTCGATACCCCATACAAGCATCTGTTTCTGTTACTGTTATATCAAAGAATTAAACTCTTAGATAAAACTATAG